GAACAACTCGATCTGGTTTTCCCGGTGGTCTACGCGGCGGCGAACCAACCGCTCGCGCCAAGCGATCAGGCCGCACAGGACGCCGCCAATCAAGCCGCACAGGACGCCGCCGATCAGGCTGCGGAAGATCAAGCCGATGAGGCTGCCGCCGACGACGCGGCATGAAACAGGAGCACGCCATGCGCCAGTGGTTCACGATGAAGGCCGACAACGACAACAAGACCGCCGAAATCGTCATCTATGACGAAATCGGCAAATCATGGTGGGGCGAGGACACGGTCAGCGCCAAGCAATTCTTGGATGATCTGACCGCGCTGGGCGATGTCGATGCCATCACGTTGCGCGTCAACTCGCCCGGCGGTGACGTGTTCGATGGCGTCGCCATCCACAATTCGCTGAAGAACCACAAGGCCAAGGTGACCGCGCATGTCGATGGCATCGCGGCAAGCGCCGCCTCTTTCATCGTCATGGCTGCCGACAAGATCGTGATGCCCGCGAATTCGTTTCTGCTGATCCACGGCGCGTCCGGCATGTCGTGGGGCAACGCCGATGACATGCGCGCGGTCGCCGACGACCTCGATCGCATCGACAAATCGCTGACCTCGACCTACGTCGCGCGCGCTGGCTCGACCACCGCCAAGGTCAAGGCGCTGATGAAGGAAGACCGGCTGATGGACGCTGCCGAAGCCAAGGACTGGGGCTTCGCCGACGAAGTCACGGCAGAGAAAAAGATGGCTGCGAAATTCTCGCTGCGCCTCCTGCCCAAAGCCGCCGCCGACAAATTCCGCGCCGAAGCAGGCGAGCCCGAGAAGACGGAGCCCGAGAAGACGGAGCCGGAAAAAACCGAACCGGCGAAGACCGAGCCGCCGGAGAAGACCGAGCCCGCGAAGACCGAACCGCCCGCCGCATCTGCGACCGTCATCACGCTCGACGCCGCCAAGGCGCAGGGCATCGAGGAGCACCGCAAGTACGTCGCCAGTGTCACCGACCTTTGCACGCTGGCAGCAACGCCGGAGCGCGTCGGCGGCTATGTGCGCGCGAACACGCCGATCGAACAGGTCCGCAAGGAACTGCTGGAGGTGCGCACGGCACAGACGGTGATGCCGCAACACCCGCTGGTGCCGCCAGCGGCACAAGCATCAGCGTGGGAAAAGATCACCGACAAGATCAACGCCCGCTTCAAGAAGTAACCCAACGGAAGGAGTTCTCAACATGACGGACACTCACAACGAGAATGCGCAGGCCGATGTCAAGCATCGTGCGGATGAGCAGCGCCAGATGGAAGAACAGCGCCGCGCGGATGCGGAGAAAAAGGCAGACGAGGCGCGCAAGGCCACTCGCGAGAGCGAAGACAAGCGCCGCGAGGAGGAGCGGAAGGCGGACGACACTCGCCTTGACGCCGCGAAGAAATACGCGGAGGCGCGCAAGAAGGAAGACGATCGCCGTGCAGCACTCAGCCCGCCTGATCGCCTTGCCGAAGATGACAAGCGCGCGGCGATGACGCCGGAGGATCGCGCCAAGGACGACGAAAGCAAGGGACTGGTGAAGCCCGACGCCTTCGACCAGATCAATCTGCTGGCCGGGCAATCGCAGTTTCCGATCCTGAATGAGCCGCATCACACCGCAGAGTTCATTCTGACGGAAGCGAACGGGCAACGCTCGCGCGAGAACGCGTATCTCGCCGATCCGGTCACCGTCACTGTCGGCATGCCGCTGAAGAAAACCGCAGCGGCGACCCTGACCCAGTTCGCGACCTACGTCCCGGCTGCGGCTGGCGCGGATTGCGATGCGCTCGCGATGTATGCGGGCGGCAGCCTGCCGGGTCAGGGGCTGCGCATCTCGGTCATTGCGCGTGACGCAGAGGTCAACGGCAACCTGATCACTTGGGGCGCGATCACCGCTCCCGAGCAGGCGCTTGGCATCGTGCAACTCGCCACCCACGGCATCATCGTCCGCCTCTAAGCGGACCCCATCAACCGCTCGCCGACAGGCAGCTAACAAAAGGATCACGGAAATGCTTGACATCTTTCGCGGCGATGCCTTCGGCGTGGTGCCGCTTTCAATCGCCATCAATAATCTGAAGTTCATCCCCGGCTATATCAGCGGTCGAGGCGTGTTCAATGAAACCAGCATCGCGCAAACGGTGGTGGCGATCGAGGAGAAGAACAACATCCTGACGCTGGTCGCGCCGACACCTCGCGGCGGTCCCGGTCATACGATGCCGAAACCGCGCCGCTCCATGCGCATGCTGGGCGTCCCGCATTTCGAAATCAATGACGCCATCATGGCAGAGGAAGTTCAAGGCGTGCGCCCGTTCGGGCAGGAAACCGGCACCGAAGCGGTGATGACGAAGGTCGGCGAGCGCATGCAGACCGCCGGTCAATCGCTGGAGTACACGCAGGAATTCTCGCGTGTCGGCGCAATCAAGGGCATCGTCACCTATGCCGATGGCACGACGCTCAATCTGTTCCAAGAGTACGGGCTGACGCAGCCGCCGCCGATCAATTTCGTCTTCAGCGCGGCGGCGAACACTGGCGCGGTGCGGCAGCAGTGTGCGGCGGTGATCCGCACTGTTGGTGCCAATCTCGACGGTCAGGGCTTCACGGGCGTCGAGGCGATCTGCGGCGATGCGTTCTTCGACGCCTTGATCATGAGCCAAGAGGTGCGCGCGACCTACCTCAACATGCAGGACGCGGCAGAATTGCGCTCTGCCTACATCTCCGGCGGACAGACGTGGGGATCGTTCGCCTTCGGCGGCATCCTGTGGACGAACTATCGCGGCTATGCGCAGGGCGTTCCGATTGTCGAAACCGACAAGGCTTATTTCTATCCGACCGGCGTGCCGAACCTGTTCCCAACCGTGTTCGCGCCCGCCGACTACATCGAAACCGTCAACACCTTGGGCATCCCGCGCTACGTCAAGCAGTACGACATGCCGAACGACAAGGGCGTCCATCTCGACACGCAGATGAACGCTCTCAACTTCTGCACGCGTCCGCTGGCGCTGTTGAGCGGCACGCACAGCTAAGTGAGGTCGGATGATCGACTTCGATGCACTGGTCCTGAAACCAGCAGGCGACATCTTTCAGATCGCTGTGGTGTACACGCCGACCGTGAGCCAACCGGGCGTTCTCCCGTTTGCCACGTTCGGCGTTTACAGCAGCGCGCCGCTCGACGTGGTCCTGCAAGACGACACGATCTATTCCGACCAGCAGACCAAGCTCGACGTTCGACTGGCCGACTTCGCCGCGTACCCGGAGGAAGGCGACCACGTCACCATCAGCGATCCAAGGCACCCGGCCTACGGCAAGCAATTCTGGATCGGCGACCTCGATGAAGACGGGCAAGGCGGCGGCACGCTGTTGCTGCGCCTGAAAAACCCGACAGATGAAGTCAACCCGCTTCTGCGTCACGAAAGCTGGCGGCGGCCATGAGCCATTGGGCAAACACGCTTCATCAACAGGCGATGCGGCTGGTACAGGCCGGTTTCGGCGCGACCTTCAAGACCTATCGCCTGACGCCGATGCTGCAAATCCAGCCGGGCGATCTGCCGGTCCTCGCGGTTCACATTCTGCGCGAGAAGCGCGTGCCTGACGGCGAGCCAAATCAGACCGTCCCGAAATTCATTCACGACCTGACGCTGGGCTTCTCCGGCGCGGTGCAGGTCGAGACGCAGGAGCAGGATCAGATCAACGCGCTTGAGGAGTGGATGAGCACGCTGGACGACATCCTGCTGTCGGACCCGAGCTTCGTCAGAATGACCGAAGGCTTCACCGCGATGGATCGCGTCGGTCAATACGCCAAGGTTGGCGAGACGACGCTGTTTGAAATCCGCGTCGAGATGAACATCCAGTTCCGCAGCTACTTCGAACCGCGCATCCCAGATGTGCTCGCGACCGTCGATGTCACGACGGTGGTGCCTGACGGCACGCCGGTTCTGGAGCAGGTCTACAAACTCGCCGCCTTGAAGCGAACCAACGGTTCGCGCCCACCCCCGACTGAGAAGGAGCCCTGACCATGCCTGTCTCGTTTAACTCAATTCCCGCCAACTGGCGGATGCCGCTCTATTGGGTCGAAGTCGATCCGAGCATGGCGGGTTATCCTCGCTCGCGACTGGCATCGCTGATCTTCGGCACCATGATTTCAGCCGGACAGCGCGTCAGCGCCGCCGTCGTCGCTGATGGCGGCACAGACTACGTCGCCGACGAACTCATCGAATTGGAAAACGGCGTCGAGTTGCTGGTCGAGACGGTGGGCGCGCTTGGCGTGGTCCAGACCGTGCTACTGCACAAGGCCGGTCAAATCCCCGGCGGCGCGATCCCGCCAGCCAACCCGGTGTCGCAGGCTTCAAGCTCCGCGCTTGGACAGGGCGCGACCTTCACTCTGACGTGGGAGGATTTTGGTCCGGCAACCGGATCAGGCACTGCGATCCCTGACGTGCCGGTGCCGGTGCCTTCGGTCGCCGATGCGCGCCAATTGTTCGGCTATGGCTCGATGCTCGACGGCATGGTGGACTATTTCACCCAGAACAATTTTGCGCAGGAACTCTGGGTGGTCCCGATTTCGGAAGCAGCGGCAGGCGTTGCCGCGTCCGGCGTGGTGACGGTGATCACCGGGGCGCTCTCGGCAGGCACGCTGCCGGTCTACGTCGCTGGCCGCAGGGTGCAGGTGTTCGTCGCGGCTGGCGAGGCTGTCGATATTACCGCCGAGAACATCGCGGCGGCGATCATTGCCGATCTGTCGATGCCAGTGACGGCAGCCGCTGCCGCCGGAGCCATCACGCTCACCTGCAAATGGAAGGGCGTCGAGGGCAACGACATCGACGTGCGCATGGCCTATGGCGGTGCGCTCGCGGCGGAACAGGTGCCGGTGGGGCTCACCTTCACCATGCCCACGGGCAACAAGTTGTCTGGTGGTGCTGGCACGGTGGACATCACCCAAGCCGTCACCAATCTCGGCGATGAGCCCTACGAATATGTCGCCACGGGCTTCACCGACAGCACCGCGCTCGCGCTGCTGGAGACGGAATATGGTTTCGGCGACAACGGGCGCTGGGGATGGATGCGTCAGCTTTACGGCCACGTCTTCGGCGCACGTCGCGGCGTGCAGGCGGCAGGCGATGCCGTTGGCTATGCCGATCTGCTCCAGTATGGGCCGAACAACAACTCCGGCGTCGTCTCGATCATGGGCATCGAGAGCAATTCACCGACACCGCCATGGTGCTTCGCGGCGGCTTACACCGCTAAGGCAGCGCGCGCTCTGGTCAACGATCCGGCGCGTCCGTTGCAGACCTTGTCGCTCGACGGCTGCCTGCCCGCGCCCAAGCATCAGCGCTTCACCATGCGGCAGTTGAACGACCTCGCATGGGTCGGCATCGCAACGCAGGCGATCAACGGTGACGGCGTCCCGGCGATCAAGCGGGAGAGCACGACCTACCAGAAGAACCTCTATGGTCAGGGTGACGACGCCTATGAATTGGTGCCGACGCTCGCCACGCTGGCGGCGCTGTTCCGTTCGCAGCGCTATGCCATCACGACCAAATTCCCAAGGCACAAGCTGGCCGACGACGGCACGCGCTTCGGTCTGGGTCAGGCGATCGTCACTCCGAAGATCATCAAGGCGGAACTGATCTCGCAATATCAGCAGGACATTTTCCTTGGTCGCGTCGAGAACCTGCAAGCGTTCAAGACCAATCTGATCGTGGAGCGCGATCCGAACGATCCGAACCGCGTCAACGTCCTGTATCCGCCTGATCTGATCAATCAGTTGCGCATCTTCGCAGTGTTGGCGCAATTCAGGCTTCAATACGATCGCGGCGTCGATACATCGATCGCCGTCTAACGGGCGTCACATTGCGAGAGCTAAACGACGGAAGCGCATTTCGCGCACAACAAGGGAGAGAACGCATGGCGAAGTTGGCATTGTGTCTGGTTATTCAGGAAGTGGATGGCGGTCCTGTCGATCCGGGTTACGGCGTCGGTGGCGGGCTTTATCCGTCGCACGGTCTGCCCGGTCAGCCGGGGCACGTATCGCCGCCGATCTATCATCCCGGTCACCCCGATCATGGCCTGCCGTCCGTGCCGGGTCATCCCGGCAATCGTCCGCCCGGCTCTGCTGGTGGCCCGCATCCAGACCAAGGTTTGCCGTGGTCACCGGGGCATCCCGACAACGGCCTGCCGGTTCCTCCCGGCCTCACGCCGCCCACGGTCCCGCCAAACCTGAAAGAGAAGCTGGTCGTGCTCTGGCACCTGCCCAACACGACCGAATGGCACGGCAAGGCGATTGATCCGGCAAGCATCGACAACACGCTGCCGCCGACACCGCAGCCGAAGGCGTAACCCGGAGAATGAATGTACGGCAAGATCAACAAGCCGTTCTGGGATGACAAACCCGTCGCCGTCATCGGCGGCGGGTCATCGCTGATCGATTTCGATTTTGAGAAGTTGCGCGGCGCGCATGTCCTCGCGGTCAAGGGCACGATCTTCGACATCCCATGGGCGGATGCGGTGTTCGGCCTCGACTTCAACGGCTGCCGCGACAAGCTCGCCAGCGTGCAGAGCCGCATCTATTGGGCGGTGCGCGAGGATCAACCCGATCCGCCGCCAGCGAAGAACATCACATTCCTGAAACGCATCGACGGGCAAGACCTGTCGGATGATCCCGGCGTGATCTATAGCGGCGGCACCAGCGGCTTCGGTGCGTTGCAGGTTTGCCTTCACAAGCGCGCCAAGCAGATCGTGCTGTTCGGTTTCGACTACGATGGCAATTCATCGGTCGATAAAAAGTGGGAGCATTGGGCCGCGCATTTTTCGATCTATGTCCCCTATCTCAATCAGCACGGCATTCAGGTGGTCAACGCCTGCCCGGCGTCGGCGATCAGGTGCTTTCAGAAGGTGGCGCTGCGCGATGGTGTCGCGATCTGCACCAATGGGCCGTGAGCGAGACGATCGTCGCCTGCCTGCGCATCGGAGTGAGATGCTGCTTTGATCGCGTCACCACGCTGCGAAACAAGATCGCGCGGCACTTCCCCCGCGAACATACGCTGGTCTGCCTGACGGATCAGCCGGAGCGCTGTTCCGGCGTGGCGTTCGTGGACATCAGTGCCATCGGCCTTGTCGGTTGGTGGAACAAGATGGTGGTGTTCGAACCGATGTGGCGCGAACGCAGCAAGGTGATCTTCCTCGACCTCGATGTGGACGTGATCGGCGACATCTCGCCGCTCGCCGACGTGCCCGGCGAGTTCTCGATCATCTCCCAGAAAGATGTGGCTGCGAGATACAATCCCGCCGTGATGGTGATCGGCGGCGGCATGGGCAACTTCATCTGGAGCGCGTTCGAACGGCGGCGCGATCTGCTGATGCTGGATCATCGCCACACCGGCCCGGCGACCTGCATCGAGCAACTGTATCCGTCCGCGCAATCGTTGCAGAAATTCGTGTCGCAGGACTTTTTCGATACCCGTTTGAGATTGATGCAGGTGCGTTAACATTCGTGTGATCGCGTTTCTCGACGGCATTGTTGAGCGCGGCGAAGTGCGGTGAATATTAGTCGGCATCGTTTTTTCCAAATCTGGGAGAGGACCATGCCGCAGGGACCGTTCGCAGGCACCGCGTATCTCAAGGTCGATGGCGACCAGTACCCGCTCAAAGGCAATCTGACGGTGTCGGGCTCGCCGGTCGAGCGCACCGGCATCGCCGGTCAGGACTACGTTCACGGCTATCAGGAATTGCCGCGCGTCCCCTACATCGAGGGCGACGTATCGACGCTGCCTGAAGTGTCGCTCGATTTTCTGGAGGGCGTCATCAACGCGACCGTCACCGCCGAGTTGATCAACGGCAAGGTCTACACGCTCAGTCAGGCGTGGACGAAGGGACCGCTCGAAATCAACACGCACGACGGTCAATTCCGCATCCGCTTCGAAGGCGTTGCCTGCATCGAGCACTCGTAACTCTGGAGTGACCGATGGACGCATCAGCGACAGCGCGACGGCATGAGCAACATCCGCCGAAGGACATGACGGACATCGCGGCGAAGCCCGATGCGCCAGAGCCAAAGGCGCGTGTGAAGGAAATCGTCATCGACCTCGAAGTCCCGGTGATGGCGCACGGCGAGATGATCAAGCAATTGAAATTCCGCCGACCGACCGGCGGCGACATCATGGCGCTGGGCGACAACTACCCGATCCACATCAACTGGCAGACCGGCGAGATACGACCGAACCCGCCAGCGATGGGCGACATGATGGTGACGCTCGCAGCGGTGCCACCATCAACGATCAAGGCTCTTGACGCGGAGGACTGGTCAACCTGCGCTCACGCGCTGATGGGTTTTTTCCCGCCGGGCGTACAGGCGATGCGATATTGAACTGCTATCGCCTTGCGAAATTCTACTCACGGCCCCCGGCTGAGTTTCTGGCGATGACGCTGGATGAAGTCCATCAGCACATGATCTGGACCGACAGGCTTTTGGCAATTGCCGAAAGGCAACGACCACGGGACCGGTGAGCGATCATGGCGAATGACGAAGTCCTCCGGCTCAGAACGACCGTCGTCACCGACGAAGGGCTGGCGAAAATTCGCGCCTTCGGTCGCGAGCTTGGTCTGCTGCCGCAGAAGGCGCGTCCCGGCATCCACGCGCTCAACAAGGATTTCGAAACCTTCAGCGGCACCGTCAAGAAGCTGGGCGGCGAAGTGCTGTCGGTTGTCCCGGCGTTCGGGGCTTTGGGCATAGGCGCTGCCAGCGCTGGCGCGGCGATCGGCATCCTGCTCAAGACGATGAGCGACGCATCGAAGCGCGTCGTTGAACTGAAGTACGCCAGCAAAGAACTCGGCATGTCCGAGCGCGATCTTCGCGCGTGGCAATCGACGGCAGAGAAGGCTGGTGTCTCGGCGCAGGCCATGATGTCGGGCATGGAGGCATTCAAGAAAACGACCGATGGACTGAAGTATAACATCGGCGGCGCGCGCGACGAACTCTATGCGATGGGCGCTGGCCCGATCGTGCAGCGCATGCAGGCCGCGACCACGCAAGTCGAGAAGATGAAGGTCGCCTTCCGGTTCAAAGACGAACTGATGAAGGACGATCCGTCAGGCTTCAAGGCGCGGATGTTCTTCGATCAGATCGGTCTGGGTGCCGACAAGGCGCGGCTGTCGTTCGAACAGTACGAGCGCGCGCAGGCGAAGCTGAAACCGCTGTCGCCGGAGGATCAGGAACGCGCGCAAAAATTCGCCGACAGTCTGGTTGAGCTTGGCGAGGCGTGGGACCAATTGGTCATCAAGACCGGCGTCAAAATTTTCCCGTGGCTCACCGATGTCATCAAGGACATCAACGAATTGATCGACGGCGTGCAGAAGCTGGCGGGCATGCTCCCCGGCGGCGGTCCCAGTGCTGGCGCTCTGGTCGAAGGCGCGGCGCGCGTCGCTGGTGGCCCCGTTGCAGGGACCGCAGCCGGTTCGGCGATCCATTGGCTGCGTCAGCACCATGCGGCGCGCGCCAAGGCAGAAGCGGCGGAAGAAGGTCGCGCCACCGAAGGCACCACGACAGGAAGCCCCAGCACGACCACACCGGCAACGCCGGGCTCCAGCTTCAATGATCGCTTCCCCGGCGCAGGCACGTTCGGCGCACCGTTCGCACTGCGCCAGAACCGGGGCTCGCTCATGCAGCGCGGCAACAGCCTCTATCATCCGAGTGCCTTCACCGATGGTTTCCAAGGCGGCGGCGGTGGTGGCGGCAATCTCAGTGAGTTCTCGCGCGCGGTGAAGGAAGGCGTGTTCGCGGCGCTGGTCGATTTCAAGGGCTATGTCGAGAGCGGCGGCGCGGCTGGCACCGGGATGATGAACGCATCGTTCGGAGGCAGCGCAGGTGCAGCCGGTGGCGGTGGCGGCGGTGGCGGTGGTGGGGCCGCATCGTTCGGCGGCGGCGGCTATACCAATCTCGACACAGGGTATCGTGGCGACAGCGGCAATCTCACGCCGGGCACGGGCGGCGCAACAGCAGGCGCAGCGCCAAGCACGGCAGGCGGCGGGCGACGTGGTCTTGCACGCGCGATGGGGATGGATCGCGGAAGCCCTCCGGCTAACGGTCAGTCACGACCGACGATGTCAAACGCGGAGGCAGCGGCGGCGAACACCGAAGTGACCGGCGTCGGCGGTTACAATTTTATGGGCAGCGCCAGAGCGCGCGCGATGGGCATGGGAGATGTCACGCCCGGAAGTGCCGCAGCACAGATGAAATTCGCAACCGGCATCCCCAAGGGTCAGGGTCCGCAATCGATCACAGCCAACAAGTATGCTGGCACGGACATCGCTGGCTTCCTTAAAGACCTGCACGAAGCCGGTGCGCCGTTGACTAATTTTAGCGGCGTCTATGCCAACAGAGGCAAACGCGGCGGTGGCGGCGCATCGCAGCACGCCTACGGCAATGCGCTCGACTTGGAGACTGGCTTCGGAAGCGGGCCGGACAACAGCCCTGCGCTCTATGCGTGGGCACAGAAGAACCCGGAAAAGTTCGCCGAACTGCAATCGAAGCATCACATGCGGAATTTGATAAACGCGGGAGGCGGTAGGCACGACTGGGGTCACTTCGAATGGACGCCGCAGGAAAAGATCAATGCTGACAAACAGCAGGCCGCCATAAAGACCGGAGCCGCTGTGCCCGGCGGGCAAGGTGCGCGAACCGGAAAAGGTTCGTGGTTCGGCAACGCGCCGGGCTGGAGTGATCCTTCGGAGCCAGTCGGCAGCCCAAAGAGCAATCGCCCCGGCATCGCGCTTCGCGACAAGTCCACCATGGGCAAGATGTTCGAAGTGACGACGCCTGACGGTCGCAAATTCATGTTGCCGCAGACTGACTGGGGTCCGAACGAAAAGACCGGGCGCGACATCGACATCACCGCCGCCGCTGGCGCGAAGATGGGATACACGTCCAAGAATTTTCCGACCGATCAGAAATTCAGCTATCGCCGCGTCGATGACGCGATCGACACCGCAGCGACCGGCGGCTCGAAGGCTGAAGGCAGCGTCCACGTCGCGATCGAGAGCAACGGCACAGCGGCGAAGGCGAAGGCTTCGACCGATGGCGCGCTTTGGCAGAAAACGACCATCGACAATTACAAACAGATGCAGCCGACCAGCGCCCCCGTGGGCAAGGTTGCAGCGAACTGACGGATTGATGCAATGGCAGTCATCAAAGACTTCCACAACCCGTGGCGCGACAAGTACCAGACCGCATCGTTTCGCGGCATGGAGTTTCACGTCGAGACGGATGGTCGTGGTGGTGGTCGGCGTGTGGCGCTGCATCAGTACCCGAAGCGCAACGTCCCCTATGCCGAAGACATGGGGCGAACCGCGAACCGCTTTCTGGTGCAGGGCTATCTGATCGGGCGCGACTATCTCGACCGCAAGGACGATCTGATCAACGCGCTGGAGGCTGACGGCCCCGGCATGTTGCGCCTGCCGATGCCGTATCAGATGAGCGACGTGCAGGTGATGGTGCAGGCTTACAGCATCAGCGAGAGCCGCGACAAAGGCGGCTTCTGCACCATCGACATGGACTTTGTCGAGTACGGCGATCCGGTCTGGCGGACGACGATTTCAACGACAGGCGAAATCCAGAAATCAGCGAACAACGTCGAGCAGGCAGTGATCGGCAACGAGCTAACAGGTGCCGCCGCTGTGCCCTACGCCAAGGTCTATCAAATGGTATTCGGAACGGCACCGCCATCATGACCAGCGACGAAGCAAACGAAGTTCTCGGCATCGTACAGCGCATCGGCCCCGTGGTGCTGTCGTCGGCTGTCACGATCAGCGGCACAATCGGTTCTGGATTGCGGCGCTGCGTCGGCATGATGATCGCCGATGAGAACATGATCGACCTGCCGACATTCAGCACAGCACTCAGCATCGCGCTCGATCTGGCGCGCAACTGCAACGCAACGCTGGTGACGATGGATCGTGTCCGCTTGGCCGCGCTGACGGAAACGCCGGTCAGTCTGCCTGCGACTGAAACCGTGCTGGCGATCGTCCGGCTGGCGTTGGCGTGCGAGGCTCGCATCATCTCCTTCATGACGTTCGCTTCGCGCGACGAAGTCGATGCCATCGCCATGTCGATGAACGATGCCTTCAGTCAGACGAGCGAGGTCGCCGCCGATGACCTCGACAGCTACACCTACATGGCGTTGATCCGGCTGCACGGCGACGTGACGCGGCATCTCGCCGATCGCGGCAGGCAATTGCCGCGCGTCATCGCCTACAAGTACCAGATGGTGATGCCCGCGCTGCGAATGGCGCAGCGCGCCTACGCAGACCCGTCCCGCTATCAGGAGTTGATCGCCGAAAACAGCGTCGTGCATCCCGCGTTCATGCCCATCGAGGGCAAGATGTTGTCGGTGTAGCCATGGCAGACGGACCCACATTTGATGACCGCTGGTCGGCGCTACAGGACAAGCCGCCCTCGACCGGCGTCACCATCAACCCGGATCAGACCGCACCGTCACCCGATGGCGGTCCTCCGGTGCCGCAGCGGCTCGACACCGGCAAGGAGATTGCCACGCTTGAGGTGCGCGGTGGTCTGTTCACCAATTGGACAAGCGTGCGCGTCGAGCAGCGCGTGACGCAACCGTTCCCGACATTCCAGTTTGAATGCAGCGAGGAGAGCCCGATCCCGCTGGTCTGGGATGCCGTGCAATTCGTCCCCGGCGACATCGTCCGCGTCTACATCGGCGGCGTGCCCGCCGTGTTTGGCTACATCACCGAACGGCATGTCGGCTTCGATGAAAAGAACCATGGCGTCCGCCTGATCGGTTGCGGCGACACGGTCGATCTGACCAATTCGTCGGTGCCGATCGAGAAGCTGGACGGGCACGACGGGCAGTCATGGTCGAATTTGGCGACCGATCTGATGGCGCATCTCGGCATCAAGCTCACGACCATGGGCGCGGTCGATAATACGCCGTTCGAGAAAATCCAAATCCAGCCCGGCGAAACCATCATGATGGCGCTGGAGCGGTACGCGAAACCGCGCAACATCGTCATCGGTTCGAATGCGAATGGCGGCTTGCTTGCCATCGGAGAGAACCCTGTCATCTCGACCGGCGATCTGGTCGAGGGCGTCAACATCCTGCGCGCCAGCGTCGTGCTGCGCGATCAGATGGTCTACAAAAAAATCTATGCCATGGGCCAGACCAACGGCAGCAATGCCGCCTATGGCGACAGCCAGAACAAGCAGATCGCCTTCCAGCCGGGTACATCGTCGCGCAATCGCTACATGGTCACGGTGATGGACGTTGCCGACACCATGCACGGTGTGCAGCGGCGCGCGATGATGGAGAAGGTCTTCACCGAAGGCAGCTTCATCGAGGCGCAGATCACGGTGCAGGGCTGGTTCAAGGATCAAAACCAGAGCGACGATGTCTGGAAGGCTGGCGAGTATTACAGCATCACGTCGCCCTCGCTCATCATGAACGAACTGGTGCTTGGCTGCGCCGGATGCGTCTACGAGCAGAGCGATGCCGGGACCACGACCACGCTGCAACTGGTCGATCCGATCCACATGAACGGTCAGCTTTCCTACCTCAACGCCGCGATGAACGTGATGGCGGCGGAAAGCGCGCGGGTCGCGATGGAGAAGCAGAAGGCGCTGGCGGCGGCAGCGGCAAAGGCACAAGCGGAGGCCAGTCAATGAACCGCAACAGTCTGATGGAGATGTCGGGTCGCGCGATGCATTCGATCCTGCGCCTGACGCTCAACAAGGCGAACGACAATCCGATGATGCAGGAGCTTTCGTTCGACGGCATGAATTCTGAAGGCCGCAAAATCGTGGAGCGATTGCAGAACTACGGCATCACGACGATGCCGCTGCCGCGCGACCAGCAACAGGGCGGCGGGCAAGGTGGCGGCGGTGGTGGCGGCACGGGCGGCGACGGCTCGCCCATGCAGGGACCGGCGGCGGAAGGCATCGCGCTCCTGATCGGTGGGCAGCGCAATCATCCCGTGATTATCGGCATGGACGATCGCAGGCATCGCCCCATGGGGCTGAAGCCCGGCGAGAGCGCGCAATTTGACGACCAAGGCATGATGACGCTGATCCGTCGCGACGCCATCCACATGCTCGCGCTCGATGACCAAGGCGACGGCAATGCGCCGGGACAGTACGCATCCCAAGCTGGCGGCCAGCAGAAGCAGCGTTATGCCTCGATACGCCATGTCGTGAAGCAAAAGCAGAACCGCGATCAGGGCAGCCCATCCCAGAACCTGAAGTCATGGGCGGACAGCGGCGTCGATCTGAGCAAGGCAACGCCTGACGAACTCGCTGAGATGGCGAGCGCGCCGAACAATGAAAATTACAAGCACGAAGGCGACACCATCAACACCGAGATGCGCACGACTGCGAACCGCATCGAGTTTCGCAGCGGCGACACTGTCGTCGGCTATTACGACAAGCAGGCCAAGAAGTGGGCGTTCATGGGCGAAATCCATCTTGGCGCTGAAGATGCGAGCCATCCCGCCTACGGCGTCAGCGGCGGTCAGGGCATGACCACGGTGCCAAGCGGCGACGGCGCGGTGCTGGTCAACGCGACGAAGCCGGGACCGCCGACATCGATGGACACGGACCCGCTGGCGACAGAGCAGCGCATCATCGATCTGGAGCGGCGGATCGCCGAACTGGAAGCGAGGGCCACATGAGCGACATTCGCTATCTCCAGCAACTCGATTTCCCCGCTTATGCGGTCACGCTCGATTGGTTGCTGACCGATCAGAACCTGCTCGCGGATGGTTACGATCTGCAATCCGCCGTGATTGTCGCGCTCGGCACCGACATGCTCGCGCCGGAAGCACAGCCGTTGCCTGATCCAGACGCGACCGATCGCCGGGGCTGGTGGGGCGACATGGACGCGGACGAATTGTGGGGCGGCTGGCCGGTCGGCTGCCTGCTGTGGCTGTTGTCGCGCGAGAAGATCACCGGGCCGAACGCGCGGCGCGGCTCGACGCAGGCCCGCGCCGAAGGCTGGACGCGCGATGCGATGAAGCCCTTCACGCAACGCCTGATCGCCTCGCGCATCGATGTCAATTCGGTGCAGGTGGACACCCAGCGCATCGATGTCGGCGTCACGATCTATCGCGGCCCGCGAACAGCGGTGGAGCTTCGCTACAGCGAATTGTGGGACGATTTGCGGGAGGGCAGATAGATGCCTTGGACAACGCCAACGCTCAAAGACACGCGCCGCCTGACGCGCGACTATGTGCTGTCGCAGCTTGGCGCGAAGGCCATGATCCCGAACTCGGCGCTGCGCATCATGAGCGATGCGATGGCCGGGCTCACGCATCTCTGCTTCCTGTATCTCGACTGGCTGGCAAAGCAGTTGATGCCGGACACCGCAGAGCAGGAATGGCTCGATCGTCACGGCAACATCTGGCTGGTCAACGCAGACGGATCGAAGGGTCGCAAGGCGGCGACCTACGCCAGCGGCGTTGTCGAGTTCATCAACAACAGCGGCAATCCCGGCGCGATCATTCCGATCGGCACGCTGATGACCGGCGGCAACGGCGTCCAATATCAAACGACCACGGCTGGCGAGATTGGTTCGGGCGGCACTGGCACGGCAAACGCGGCGGCGCTCACCGCCGGAAGCATCAGCAATTTGCCCGATGGCGACGCGCTGAATTTGAGCCCGGCGGTCCCCGGTGTCGATCTTGCTCAAGCGCTGGGCGACATCAGCGGCGGCTTCGACACCGAGACGGATGATCAGCTTCGCGAGCGCATCCTGTTCCGCATCCAGAACCCGCCGATGGGCGGCGACCTCGCCGACTATGTCGCGTGGGCGATGGCGGTGCCGGGCGTCACGCGCGCGTGGTCAGCCTGCGAAATCGGACCCGGCACCATGACGGTGCGCTTCCTGATGGACGACACCTATCCCGACAATTACGGACTGCCGCAGCCTGCCGATGTCGAGATGGTCAGCGACTACATCAACAGCAAACGGCCCGTCACCGTGATCGATTGCTTCGTCTTCGCTCCGATCCTGTTCTTCTACAACATCACCATCAGCAATCTGGTCACTGACGATCCGACCGTGCGCGCACGCATCGAGACATCGATCAGGGACATGGAGTTCGTGCGATCGAAGCCCGGCCAGACCATGTACCGATCGTGGGTCGATGAGGCGATCAGCCAAGCGATCGGCGAGGAAAATCACGAACTCGATTTCGAGACGACGGAGATGCCAGCGCCAGCCTACATGCCCGTTTTAGGAACCGTTCTCTATGCCTGACAAGCACGTCACCAGAACCGGCGACGACTATGCCGACGCGCTGCAAGCGCATCTGCCGCTCGGGCAGGCGTGGCCGCGCGACTGGGAAGGCGTGCTGATGCGTGTCGTGCGCGGGCTGACGCGCATCTGGGGCGATTTTGAAATCCGCGCCAGCAAATTGCTGGAGATGGAAAGCGACCCGCGCCAGACCGTCGAATTGCTGCCGGACTGGGAACGCAACTGGGGTCTGCCTGATCCCTGCTACAGCGCGCCGCAATCGATCGCGGAGCGTCAGCTTGCGCTTGTCATGCGCATGACGTTGTGGGGCGCGCAGAGCCGCGAATTCTTCATCAACGCGGCGGCGATGCTCGGCTACACGATCACGATCACCGAGTATCGCCCGTTCTTCATCGCCATGGATGGCTGCGGTGATTGCCGAACCATCGGCGTCGTGCCGCCTGATCCGATGCGCAACCAGTGGGGCCAGCCGATCCTCGCGCCGCCCGGTGATCACAACGTCTCTGACGGCGAATTGTCGGCGTGGCCGAACTACGGGCTGGGTCCGCTGGAGAACCGCTACTATTGGACCGTGCATGTCCACATGGCGAAGCTGACTTGGTTTCGCGTCACGTCCGGTCAGACCGGCGTCGATCCGCATCTGCGCATCGGGCTCGCCGACGATCTGGAATGCCTGCTCAACCGCTGGAAGCCAGCGCACACGCACATCATTTTCGATTACACGAATTTGCATCCCGGCGATCCGATGGAGGGCACGCCATGAAATATAATCAGCCTTACGGCGTCTCTGATCCGAACGCGGCGTATGTCAACGGCAATCCCTCGACCGGAACGATGGGGTCGATCCCGCCAGCGGAGAGCATCGAATATCCGCAGCGCGAGATTGTGAACCTGATTTCCGATGTCAGCATCGCCACGCCAGAGAACACGGACCTCCGGCAACTCGGCAAGGCGATCCAGTCGCAGCGGCTGAATTTCTCCACGGACTACGGCACCGCCAATGCCTACGTCGCCCATCTCGCGCCAGCGCCGGATGACTATTACGACGGCATGGTGTGCCGCCTGCTGGTCGGCGCAAGCAACGCGGGCGACAGCACGCTGGCGCTCTATCCACTATCGCCGAAGCCTGTGACGCGCCCTGATGGGACCGTCTTGCAGCAGTACGATCTGATCAAGAACAGCATCGCGACCTTCGTCTATTGTCTTGGCAAATGGGTGCTGACCGGCATCAACGCCTCCGGCTCGGGCGGCCCGATCTATCTGACCGCCGCGCTCGACTACTACGTGGACGGCAATATCGGCAACGACACCTTCGATGGATCACAGGCAGCGGTCGGCACCGCGCCGAAGGGTCCGTTCAAGACGTTGCAGCGCGCCAGCAACGCGGTGTCGAAATTCAATCTCAACGGCTTCAACGTCACGGTCCACGTCGCGGATGCCAACAACTACCGGCAATGCGTTCTTCCCGCCGTTTCGGGTCAAGGCACGGTTCTCTGGCAAGGCAACAAGGGCAATCCGGGGAATACGCTCGTCTCCTGCGGTGACAACGCCATCGCGCAAGTCTGCTTCGTCGCGCAGGGCGTCAACAATGTTCTCAGCGGTTTCCGCTGTGTCGGCAATCTCGGTGCCTATGGCGGCGGCATCGCCGTGCCGAACTCCACGCAACTGATCATCGACAACATCGACTGGGGGCCGACCAACGGCACCCACATGACGATCTACAATGGCGGGACGTGCCGCTTGAACGGCATTGGCACTGATATTTTCAAGGTCAGCGGGCCACCGCTTGGCAACACCTATGCTCCAGCGTGCTGGCTGAGTTGTTTCGGCTCCGGTCGCATCGACATCGTGAACCAGTCCACGCCGCCGCAATTCCAGCTTACCAACACGCCGATGAATTTTGCCGCTGCGTTCGCGATGGTGAGCGACGTTGGCGTGGCGAGCTTTGCATTCAACGGCGGCTTCGCTGGCGGAGCGGCCTGCACCGGCAAGAAATTTCTTGTGCAGACCAACGGCGTCATCAACACCGGCGGCGCTGGCCTCAACTATCTGCCCGGCAGCATCGCGGGCGTTCAGCAGTATGGAGGACAATACATATGAACACGCCCAACCCGCTCGCGTTCGCTTCAGCGCGTCGCATGTACGACCCGACCGATTGGTACTGGCTCGCCGACGATGGTCGTGTCTTCGCCAGCGCGCGACAGATCATCGTCGCGGAGGATGACGCCGACTATCTGGTGTTCAAGCAGATGGCGATGCCAACGCAATGGCCGCGCGATCTGGCTGGCGAACAGACCGACGCGGAATTGCAGGCTGTGCTTCAGCCCTTCAACATCTTCGTCACGCTTCAGAGCTACACCGCTTACAAGCGCTGGCGGAAAGAACAGGCGGGCATCACGCTGTCGTCCGGCATGCCGATCAAGACCGACGATCGTGCGCAGGCGAAGATCACGGGCGTCTATAACGCGCAGCAGGTCAATCCCGCTGTGGTCACGCCGTGGCACGCCGCCGATGGCGCGATCTACAATCTCGACGCGGCGGCGATGGAAGCGATGAACCTCGAATTGCTGGCGCACATCAACGACTGCTTTTCGATTTCGGACGATTGCATCGCTCAGATCGAGGCAGGCACCATCACCACGCATGAGCAGATCGACGCCGCGTTTGACGCGCCGATCACGGAGGCTCGCAAGGACTGGCTGAAGAAGGCGGGATAGGCCATGGCTGTCGTCAACATCACCACGCAGAACGATGCCGACTGGATCAGGCAGTTTGCCTACCAGACCGTTTCGGGCGTGCCGATCGACCTGACCGGCAACAAGATGCGGATGGGCGTGCGCCGTCACGCCGAAGATGTTGCCGAACAACTGCTGCTGACGACGGAGAACAGCGGCATCACCATCACCGACGCGCCGAACGGATTGTTCACCGTCTGGATTTCGCAGGATCAATTGGTGCGGCTCCAGCTTGGCGATTACGACCATTCGCTGGTCCGTCTCCCCTCGACCGGCATGCAGCTTCGCATCTGGTCGGGCTTGCTCACCGTCAACGCAGGACCAAGCCGATGAACGAAACGCTGGTCACGCAGGACACCGATGTTTCGATCGAGGCGGATGACATCACCGTCGTCACCGACTTCGACATCGAGGTGATCCAGACGCAGGATGCAGGACCGCCCGGCCCGATGGGGCCGCCCGGCCCGCGTGGTCCTGATGGTCCTGAAGGACCGGAAGGTCCGATGGGCGACACCATCCATTATGACACCCGCGATCCGACCGTGACGGACGGCGCACCCGGCGATAGCTGGATCAACACCGCGACCTCGAAGCTGTTCGGTCCCAAGAGCAACCTGAATATCTGGCCGCCCGGCGTGTCGCTGATCGGCCCGCAAGGTCCGCAGGGCATTCAAGGCATTCAAGGTCCGCAGGGCATTCAGGGTGTGCAGGGCATTCCCGGCAACACCATCCTCTATGGCGCTGGCGATCCCGGCCCACCGACCGGCGTTGACGGCAACTTCTACATCAACACCACGACGCATTTCATGTTCGGCCCGAAAGCTGGAGGCGTCTGGCCGGGCGGCATCGCGCTGATCGGGCCGCAGGGACCGCAAGGCATCCAAGGCGCGCAAGGCGTTCAAGGTCCGCAGGGCGTGCAAGGCGTGCCCGGCAACACCGTGTTGTATGGCGCGGCTGATCCGGTCGCTGGCACCGGCATCGACGGCAATTTTTATATCAACACGACATCGCATTTCATGTTCGGGCCGAAGGCCGCAGGCGCGTGGCCCGCAGGCACCTCGCTGATCGGGCCGCAGGGCATTCAGGGTCCGAAGGGTGATCAGGGCATCCAAGGCGTGCCCGGCGTGATCGCAGAGGCACCCACGGACGGGAAGCTGTACGGGAGGCAATCGTCGCTGTGGGTGCCCGCCGCGCCGTTCGATGCGATGGGCTTCAGCGGCATTCAGGTCAATGGCTCGTTCGACATCTCGCTGGAGAACGGCACCAATCAGATCAACCTCGCGGCGGGCTCAGGAAAATACGTCTGCGACAACTTCTATATCTCTAACGTCACCAGCGGTGGCGGCACGCTGGTCTGCGCGCAGTATCAGGCTGGCGGATGTCTCGGCCTGCCGAACACGCTGCGCTTGGTCGCGTCGCCGGGATTGGGGGCGCTCGGGGCTGCCGACTATGTCAACGGCCAGTTCTTTGTCGAAGGTAATCGCTGGATGCGGCTCGGCTTCGGCAATGCCGGTGCGCTGCCGGTCACGCTGGCATTCTGGGTGTTTTCGCTTGCAGTGACCGGGATGGCAACGGCCAGCATCCGCAATGGCACCCCCAACCGAAGCTATCTGGCTAACTTCAACATCCCGGTGGCGAACGTCTGGCAGTATGTCACGATCACCATCCCCGGCGACGTGGCGGGCGCGTGGGCCGCCGACAACACCCTTGGTGCCTACGTCTCCCTCTGCTTCGGCGCGGGTGCAAGCAACCAAGGTGTGGCGGGCGGCTGGAATGCCGATGCCAAATTCGCGACCGCACAGACCGCGAACTTCTTCAGCGCCGCGAACTACGGCGTGATGATCGGCGGGCTCGCGATCTTGCCCGGCGCTGGGGCTCCAACCCAGCAGCAGCATCCGCTGATCATGCGGCTGCCGCAAACCGAACGGCCTTTGGTCGAACGTCTCTATCGCAAGTACACATGGAATATGGAGGGTTACGCCAACCCGCGCGTGACCAACATGACCGCGATCCCGGCGATGCGCGCTACGCCGTCAACGACCCGCATAGCTGTTGGCAGCATGACCAACATCCGGGGCAATGACCCGACGAACTTTGTGAACTGCATCGGCCTTACCGACAATTCGGTGCTGCTGTCGATGGAAGGCGCGACCGCCGCTTGGACGCAGGCGCTCAATTTCGTTGACGCTCTGAGTGCGAGGTATTGAGACATGGCACAATATCGCCTGACAGCCTTTGAAGGCGTCGTGCAGCGGTTCGATCCGCCGCCGCTCACCACGATCCCGAACGATCCCAAGAACGCCGACTGGATCAGGTATCAAGCGTGGCTTGACGCTGGCGGCGTGCCTGATCCCTACAAACAACCGTCCCCGTCGTTCGACGCGCCCGCCATTGTCGAGCAGTCCTATCGCGCCGGACTGGAGCGACAGGCCGACAAGCTACAGGCCAAGGGCAAGACTTACGACGCGATCAAACTTCTGTTCAAGGCAACCGGCTAAGGAGCATCCCATGTCTGCCATCATCGTCAACGGCTCGACCCCCTTCGGTGGAATGAGCAACGACGCCATTGCAAATCTGATCACCGCGATCGAGGACGTTCATCGCGTCAACCTCGCGGCGGCGGCGGCGCAGAGCGGCGCACCGGAGCCGATCGGAGCGACGCTGGAAACCGGCAGCAACTTCGGTGTGATGCCGGATGAGAACGAACCCGGCAAGCAGGGTGCCGCCTACTCCTATGCGCTCGACGTTCTCGATCAGGCGTTGCAGGCGTTTCTGGCAGCCAATCAGGCGCAGATCACCGCGCTCGACAACGGCGGGAGTTGAAATTGCGATGATGACGACCGCGCGATCATGGCTGAAGGAAAACCAAACGCTGGTCTATTTCCTGATCGCGCAGGGCATCGCCATCGGCGCGACCGTGTTGAGCATGACGGCCTACATGGTGCGGCTGGAAACGCGCGTCAACACGCTGGAGGTACGCGGCTCGCCGCATCTCGGCGTGATCGACAATCGCCTGACGGTGCTCGAAAGCAAGACAACCGACAACAAGGAAGCCATCGATCGCATCGTCGGCGTGATGACCAAGGAATTGCACATCCAGCCACAGAGGGACAAATGACATGGGCTACAACCGCATCGTCATCTCCAGCGGGCATTCCAAATTCGTGCGCGGTGCATCGGATGAACTCGATGAAGTGACCGAAGCACGCCGGGTGGTCGAACATCTCGCCGACGAATTGAGCGGGCGCGGCGTCGATGTCGTCACCTACCATGATGATGTCTCGACAACGCAGAGCGAAAATCTTGAACGCATCGTGGACTTCCACAACAGCAAGGCGCGCGACCTGGACATCTCGGTGCATTTCAACGCCTACGTCGAAACCGACGAGCCGATGGGCGTCGAGGTGCTGCATGTGACGCAGCCATCGCTGGCATCGCAGGTAGCGGTCGCCATCGCCGACGCTGGTGACCTGATCAATCGCGGCGCGAAACAACGCAACGATTTATATTTTCTCAATCAGACCGCGATGCCGTCGATCCTGATCGAGACGTGCTTCGTTGACAGCACCGCCGACGCGGAGAACTACAGGACCAATTTCGGTCTGATCTGTGAGGCGATTGCCACGGTGTTGAGCGGCGATGTCATCGAAGCGCCGCCGCCAATCGAACAAGGCACCAGCGTCATCGGCAAGGTAAGTTGGTTCGGTGGTCCCGACGACACTGGCGTGTCACCAAGCGAAGGGTTGGCGTTCATCTATGACATCGATCAAGCGCCGCATCTTTTCCTGCCTTACCAGCCCGCCGGTACAACCGGGCTGGCTCGGCGACTTAATCCTTTCACGCACTACATTGCGTGTCGTTGGGATTATGAGGAGCATCCGAAGGACACGATGCTATCGAAGCTGGCGCTGGTGCGTTCGATCCGCACGGGTATCGCGCTGACGGCGATCCCCGCCGATTGGGGACCGCATGGTGACACCGATCGTGTCGCCGACATCTCGCCAAGCCTGATGGGCGATCTTGCCCTGATGACCGACGACGAAGTGGAAGTGATTTTCCCGTGGACGGAGGACACCGCATGAGCATCCTGATCAGCTTTCTCAACCTGTTGCTGTACATCGCGATCATCATTTTCATCGCGTTCGTGATCGTCTGGGTGATCCAGTCGTTCATGGGCTGGTCGATCGACGCCAACGTGATGAAGTGGGGCAAGGTCATCGTCGGCCTGCTCTGCCTGATCGCCGTCGTCGTCTGGCTCGCGGGCATTTTGGGAGGTGGTCCCGGTCTGCCGCCCTTTTGGGGACACCTCGCCTACCGGTAAGCAATCGCAGTTCGATGCGCTGCCGCCTGCCGAACCTATGCCACCTTCTATCTGCAAGGGTTGCAGATGAAGATCACCTTGCCGAAGCTGGAGCCGCATTTCCTCAAGCCGGTGTCGCGGCTCCGCTACAAATACACCGACGACATCAGCGTCGCCGAAGGCATGATCTTTCTGTGCCCGGCGTGCTTCTGGTCGAACAACGGCAACAAGGGTTGGACGCACGCGACCACGATCTGGTTGTTGCCGCGTCCGCGATGCTGGGGCTTTGACGGCACCGGGTATCATGATCTGTCGTTGAAGGCCGGGCGCACGCCGGTTCACATGATCGGCGGCTGTCGGGCGCACTACTCGATCCAGCGCGGCAAGGTGGATTTCTGCTAACAGCGCGTCCGTTCGATCTTGTGGATCACCGTCACCTCCCAGCCACTCGTTGCGCAGAAGTCCCGCACGCGGTCGCGGGTCCATTTCTGGCGTTTCATGTAACCGACGATCGGCGCGGCCTCGACCACGACATCGTCCCAGAGAACGATCCCGGCGGTGAACGCCTTCGGCTTCGGCGCTCTGATCTGGGCGAGGATTTCGATCATCGGTCTGGCTTCTTCGCCGCGATCGAGAGAGCCGCGTTCAAGGCGCGCGCGCTGACTCTGTCCGCTTGCCTCATGAGTTCTTCCAGCGTGTCCGGTGGTGGTGGCCCGGTGTCGGCGGCGACCTCTCTGGCAAGCTCTAAACGGCGCTGGCGATGCTTCCAGTGCGCCCGCATCGAGCGCCCACGGTGAGTGCCACGGCACTTCGGGCATGACGCTGGCGGATGGTCAGCCGGGCTGTCCTTCGCCCGACGCCATGGCTTGCCGCAGACGGCGCATTTCAGGAGTGTAGTCTGCTTTCGCATCCCATTGAACCGACTGCACAATCACCGGAATTTCACCCCTTTACGCGCGCGTAGGTAACGATCGCCCGCGAGCCATGTTCCGTGTGATCCCAGACCACCTCCGGCAAGATCATCCCCAGCCACGTCACGTCCTGCCGCAGCAATTCGATCGGCAATTTCGCGCTCGCCGTCTCACCTCGATCGGTCGCGCCGATAATCAGGCAGCGCCCGGCGACCGGGTCTTTGGCGGTCGGCAACAGGAAGGCATGCACCGGCTTGTTTGCGCTCAGTCCGGCATCATCGACCCAGCCGAAGTCGCGGCAACCATCAGCATGGATCGCGAGCCCGAAGTGACCAAGGTCAGGCGCACCGATCAGCTTGTGGATGCTGTCGAGCGAGCAGTCGCTTTCAAGTTCGCTGATGTGTCGCTCTGCCGGGTCGATCATGATCACGCGATAGGTTTTGCTCATGGCTCGATCACCGCTCTTGCTTGCCCGCCCAACGCCTGCACGACTTCATCGAACGTGTGCGACGGCCTCGTCTGCATGCCACTCCTGATTTCGTGCCACTCGCCGCCAGCGTCGAACGGCGGCGGGAAGATCACGAAGGCGTCCTTCTTATTGAAGCGCACGATGGTCGCGATGTTCTGTTGCGCGCGACGATGCATCCAGCGGCGCAGCGCCGGATCACGATGCGCGTCGGGATGGTTCGGATCGACCCAGACCTGCGCGACCTGAATGTTTTGCGTCTCGCCGCCATCGTCGGGCTTGATGGTGATGAAGTCGGGCATCAGATCGATGACGTAGTGCGCTCGATCTGGTCGCGAGAGGTCAGCGGTGTCGTCGTTCACCAGCCAGCGGCAATTCCAGATCGCACACTCCGGCGGCATCTTCGGCTGGTGATAGACGGTGCAGCCCTTGTGGAATTTCTGGAACGCGCACGCGGTGCCCGCCGGTTTGTTGATCGATTGCACCGGCACCAGTCTGCAACAGAGTTGGCAGTCACCGCATTGGCGCGTCATGGCTCGTCCGGCACTTGTTCGATGGAGACGTTATAGGCGGTCATCGGTCGGTTCGGCTTGCCGTCAGTGCGTCTCGGCACAAGTTTGCTCTGCGCCTTCCAGCATGCAGTTGCCGCCTCGAATGACGGGAAGCGTTTCGCCTTGGCGACATCGGGCGTCCATCGATCATCGCCGCGACCGAACCTCGCGTCTGGATCGGACCATTCGAGATAATCGCCGATGACGATCGTGCCATCGACACTGGCAAGCGTGAGCGCAACCGTATCGGCTTCGTCGGCGCGGGCCGATTTGCCGGGCGGATGGATTTGCCTGATGACATAGCTCATGGCGGCGACCATTTCGCCCGCGCGTACATCTTGGTGAAGGTCAGCCCCGGCTCGACATGGACGCGCTTGAGCATGTCCGCCATCGGCTCGTCGGGTCCATCGATACCGACATCGAAATGGCATTCGGGGTTGGCGGTGTCGAAATCGCGAAGATGCTGCAACCATTTCTGTTGCAGGTTCTCCGGCATCGTCGCGCGCGTGAAGATCGTGACGTTCATTGCTTCGCCCTGAATTTTACGAGATAGCCGGGGGCTGGCAACATGCCGTGGCTTTCCTTGATCGGGTCATCGGCAAAATAATTGCTGACGATGTGGATGCTGTTCGAACCGTTCTCAGTCGGATAGATGCAACCGACCATCTTGCCGTCGTCGTTGTAGACTTCGATCATCCGTCGCCCGGTCGCAGAATGAAATGACATCTTGAGTGAGGTCACGGTCGCCGATCCTTGTTGAGCCATTCCTTGAACCAGATCGCCGGGTCGTACTTGGCAGGCCACAGCAGCACCAACAACACCAGCACCACGATGACCAAAGGGCGCGTTCATTGCAACGCGCCCTTCATCTTGATCATGATTTCGGTGCCGTCGATGATCGAGAAGCCGCTGACGGCGTCGCGCATGGTCACCGGCATCATGCCCAAGTGCCCGGTGATCATCGCGTCGAAGGCGATCATCAGCGAGAGCCCGTTGCCCGACGCCATCAGCACGATGCCATCGATGATGCGACCCTCATGAATGATTTCGATCTTGTCGCCCTTCGTCATTGGCAGACCTTCGGAAACATATCCTCGCGCCACTCGCTGCCGCCTTCTGCCTCGCTTGGGATGCGGTGCGCCCATACGATCGGCATCGGCCCCTCGCGCTGATGGTGATCGCCAATGTTGCGATCCCACCGCGTGACGTTGAAGCGCGCCTTGCATTGCGCGCATTCGATGTTCTGGCTGATGCCGCCACGCGGGCCGCCACGGAAGACCTTGCAGCCGCAATCGGGACAGGCTTCGTCATCGGGGAACGGGATGCCGATCATGGTTTCGGACGCTTGCGCGCCTTCCGCTTTGCCAGCGACGATTTGTATGCCTTGAACTCCGCGCGCGCCTTCGGCACTTCCTCCGCATAGTTGGGCGCATCGCCAATGCGCTCCAGCTTGTACTTGAAATTCATCGCGGCAAAGATTTTGCAGAAGGTCGCGTGCTGCGGTCTGCGTGTCTTCCCGTTCAGCATGTTGTGGACCGTGCTGGCGGAAATTCCGGCCAGCACCGCGAGGTCGCTTTCCTTGTAAATCTTTTCCTTGTGCCAATGTTCTTCGACAACATCGATTTCAGGATCGCGCTCGACCGTCATCCACGCGCGTTGCAACCAGAGCCGACCAGAATTGTGACCGGGCTGTCCGTGACCGTTGGCGTGACCGTTGGTTTTCTTAGCCATGGGCCACCTCGCCACCGTTCATGGCGGGACCAACAGCGACTGACTTCGGTTTCGGCTTGGGCTTCTTCTTCACGGCAGGTGTCAGCACGTCGTACTTGCCCTCGCCGAGCGCCTTGAGCCGCTTCGCACCGACCAGCTTCGTCAGGATCGGGCTGATCGATTTCTCTGGTCGCTTCTCTTTGGCAAACAATTCACGCAATTCGACCAGCGTGATGTGCTTCCGACCACGGATGGCGCGGGTGATCAACACGATGTTCGGCACGTCATAGGGTTTCTGCTGACCGCGCGCCGTCGTCTTCGTCTTGGTCTTCTTCGGTGGCGCTGTCAGCGCCTCGACCCGCACATAGCCATCGCCGTTCTTGGCGATGACATTGCCATCCGTCAGTTTCTTCGCCGCGTAATAGGCGGCACCCGGTTCGCGCCCGGCTTCCCTGAAGTGCGCGACCAGATCGCGCGAGGTGAACCGGGGATTGTCCTTGATGAACGCGAAGGCAAACTCCTCCGCGCTCACCTCATGCACCTTGCGACCTTTGTACCGAAGCTCCTCCGTGATCAGCTTGTAACCGACATTCTCAAAACCGAGCCGCGTCAGCGCAGCGAGCCCGCCACCGACCATCTCCAGCGTCGGTGCCTCTGCCATGATCACGATACGATCGACCGTCTCTGGTTGTTTAGCCATCCTGTGTCCGCCTCTTGCTGTTGATAGGGATTTATTTTCAGAGCCCGGCAAACTGCGCTGCCAGACTGACCACCGCCGCCCGCATGGTTTCGTTTTTGATGGTGACGAAGCATTCCACCAGCTTCATGCCATCGCGTGTCGCAACGATGCGATCGACGCTCGTTAGCTCCTTCTTCTTCCCGTTGCGCATCGCCGGAGGAAACAGTTCGGAGACAGGCACCTTGAAGATGTCAGCGACCTGTTGCAGCCGCGATCCGCTCAATCGATTGACCCCTTTCTCGTATTTCTGGATTTGCTGGAACGTGACGCCGATCATCGCCCCCAGCGCCTCCTGAGACAGCCCCTGTTGATTGCGGTAGCCGCGAATTTTTTCCCCGATATAGGCATCCACCGGGGTGGCGGCTTTGATGTGTGGTGGCATTTTCCGTCCTCTGCGGTGTTTTCAATAATTCTGCGGGTTATTCCGCACCTGCACAACCTAATTCTACTTTTAAGAAGCGGTAAACTGTTGAAGCCGTTAATCCTTTCCATTGCAATCGGAGGGTGTCATGACATCGAAAGAGCTTGAAATGCGCCGCCGGGCGTCGGTCGTCGTGTCGAAGATGATGCTGATCTGCGTCAAGGCGATGATCGAGGGCTATGTGCGCCACGACAACATCGGCGCGATCTTCCCCGAAATCTTGGTGGCGATGGCGATCCGGGTGAACGATGACCGGCACGCCAAGCCGATGTCCATCATGCGCATCACCAAGGTGACCGGCATGCCGCGAGCCAATGTGCAACGATTTCTGAAGCCGCTGGTCAGAAACCAAGTGGTCGCCAAGTGCGGCGGTGGCTACGTCGGGCACGATGCATTCCTTCAGGCGCGCGTCAATGCCAGATACTTCCTGCACATGATCGCAGCGATCCGCGCTGCCGCGAAGGCGCTTACCTGACAACCTGTCCTTTATGGCAATGCCCATTTTGGGCAGGCTCCAATGGACGTTTGATCTATCGCAAAACTCCGTTTGCAATTCGGTGACGGTAGTGCAATCAAACGCTGCATGCAATCAGAAGCATGAGTAAAGGACTTTACTCTACCGGTTCCATGGCCTCGCTGCCATGACCTTTGAAAAACACTGCACCTACCTGACGGGAGTGAACCATGGCGGCGGCGGACCACGGCGGCGCGTGGCTGCGCGAATTCTTTTCCAGAGATGGACCGGGACGAACCATGCTTCGCCTGCGCAAAGGCGAGGCGCTCTACAAGAAGGGCGGCGATGCCACGCGGGTCTTCATGGTGCAACGCGGGCAGATCGGGCTGGTCGATAAGGCACGCACGCTGGAGGTCGTCGGTCCCAACCGTTGGCTGTTCGAAAGCGCACATGAGTTGGCGCATCATTTTCTCCACGACGCCGTCGCGTTGGTCGAAGACACGCGCGTGATGGCGTTTCAGTCGAATAATTTTCTCGATCTGCTGGCGCAGTATCCTGTTCTCAACGCCAAGTTTGTGGAGGACATGGCAGAGCGGGTGACGGAACGAAACAACAATGACCCGGCGGCGAAGCGGCTCGCGCGCCACCTGCTCAAGATACTCAACGGCAGAGAGGCGCTGATCATCGAGACTGCGCCCAAGAGCCTTGGCATTCAGATCGGCGCGACACGTCAGCGCGTCACCGACATCCTCAAGGTCTTCCATAAATCCGGCATGGCGGTAAAGATCAGCACCGGCAAGTACCGACTGAGCAAGCTGGCGCTTTCCATGTTTCTGGGAGCAGAGAGTGGGGACGACCGATGAAGATCAAGTTCGGGCCTATAACTGACACCAACGCCGAGTTGCAGCTAAACGAGGGCGGCGGCCACACGATCACCATTCATTGCGAGGATGTAACAGAGGACGCGTTCATGGTCGCGCGCGCCATCAATCTGTTTCCGGCGCTGGTCGGCGCGCTGACCCTGTTTCGATCGAATGAGATGGGCAACCTGCTGATTGGCCTGATCGACATGCGCGAAGAAACCGGCGCGGAAATACACAAGCGTCTTAGCCATGTGGTCGGCATGATCGACGTGATCTTGGACGTGGCAGAGGCAGAGTACGATGAAGCGACAACGGCGACTGACGCTTGAAGCCGAGAAGCTGACCGAGAAGATCGGCGAATTGCTGCACGGTCGAGGGCCGGAGATACAAGGCGCGGCGCTCGCCGATCTGGTGGCGATATTCTTTGCGGGGCATCATCCCGCGTTGCGCGAGGAAAGCATTGAGCACTGGATCACATGCATGCGCGGACTGATCCCGGTCAACGAGGCGATCATGTTCGACCGGCATGGCGGCAGGCCGGAGGGCTGGGGGACGCAGTGACGACGTTCAAGGTGTTACTGGGCGCAGCGGCGTTGTGGCCTGCGTTGTTCCTGCTGGCATCGCAGCGCGACGCACCACCGCCGCCGAGCGCGCCCGATACGCTCGCGGGACGATGGCCCGCAGAAGAACCGGTTGCACCGAAAGCCAATCGACTGCCGATCGCAGAGCCAGCCCCGGCGGCGGCGGTCGAGCCTCCGGTGCCAGTGGCGGCTGCACGAACCGACGTGCATCAAACTGTCGGGGCGACTGTAAGCGCCCGCCGCCACACCGAACATCACGGCGACATCTGCACGCGGCACGGCATGCACAAGGTCGAGACGCACGGCGGCAGATCATGGAGGTGCAGGCGATGAGCGGAGTTCTTGTCATCGATCAGGAAGCGAAGGCGGCAATCGCTGCGGCTATTGCGAAGGCGCGCGAACGACCCACACCATGGATGCCGGAGTTGGTCGATCCTGATCAGGCATCGCTTCTGTCGAAGCTGAAGGATCGCGCGCCCGGCGTCGCCGACCTGCGCAAGCAATATCCGTCGCAGCATCTGATGCTGGGCACCTATCACGCCGCGATTTCATTCGAGCATCAGCCCGCCGGATTGTTTCGGCACCTGTCGGTGTCGTCGGCGATGAAGGGCAAGGTGCCGGGTCTGGAGGTCATGACGATGCTGCTCGCCGAGTTCGGCTTCTCCGGCTGGCCGCTCACGCGTCCGAGCCGGGTTTGGATGGAGGAGTACGAGCCGAAGCGGCACGCGGTGAACGTCCTCGAATTGGAGTTGGACAGTTGAACAGGGGGCTGGCGATGGATTTGCAGGAGATGATCACCGACTGGGTCAAGGCGAACGGGTGCAGCGGACCATGGATGCCACGCCTATGGTGTCACATGATGGAGCGCGGTGTTGCAGCGGACGACGCCATGGCAGCGATCGAACAATTCATCAATGCGATCATTCTTGCCAAGAGCCGAAAGCCTCGACCAGTGCTTTGGTGACCGCCCGGCGGCGATCGTTCTTCTGGCGGAAATCAGGTTCGCGTTTCCAGAGCAGATCAGGGCGATCGAGCCAATGCATCATCACGATACGATCGCGCAATTCGAGTTCGGCTCCGGCGATCGACGGGCAACCGGCGATCACCAGCGTGGACGGCGCATGGTAGCGGATCGCCACCATGCCGCTGACCGTCTCGCACCATTGCGGTCTGATCGCCTGATACACGGTGGTGTCGATCAGCAGGTCGAGCGACGGCACGATGACCGCCGCGTGCCCGTTGAATTTGCCAAGAACGGGTTCTTGACCGGGCGCACCAAGACCAACCGACCAAATCTGTTTGCCCGCCAGATCGTCCGCCGCGACGTACAGGAAACAGCTTTTGACCGTCGCGTCTTCGAACCCGATCTGCACAAGGAAATCGCGCACGGCGAGCGACATGAACAGGCACTTGTCGTGTCCGGCTCCGGCGGCGAGCCCGCTGACGGCGTCATAGGCAGGATGCAGGGCCAGCGCGACCGTCGCCAGTGCCTTCATCGCCTTGCCGGGCCAGCGCCCGACCACCGTCATGTCGCCGAGTTCAAGCATCCGACCCGCCGCGCTTTCTCAGGGGGAACCCGCGTTCGGTTAGAAAGTCCTTCATCAGACGCGCGCACAATTCCGCTCGCTTGTCGGGCGGCGCGGCATCAACCTGTCTCATGATCAATTCGAGTTCAGCGACATCGTACTGAAGTTCCTCGACCGACATGGTGACGGCGGTGAAATCGTGACAGCGACCACAATAGCCGTGTCGCTCATCCTGCGGATGGTGACTGACGGCACCGCAGCGCGGGCAGGTGAACGACATCAGCGACGCTTTGTTTTCTTTTTGTAGTCGGCGACCGTTTGCTCCCAATCAGTCGGGCGCGGCACGCCGAGAAACTTCGGCCCATGCTCGCAGCCGACGCAGATCGGCTCGTCGCGGCTGTCCATCGCAAAGGCGACCGGGCCGTCCCGGCGCACGCAGGGTGTCATGTCGGATTTGGCGTAGCGGCATTGCATGGCGATCCTCCATCAGAACGCTTTGAACGGCGGCTTGCGCTTGCCGTTGTACCAGACCTGATAGGGCGCGGCGTCTGCCTCCTCGATGACGTAACAGGCGAAATCCCTGATGCCGAGCCGGTGCAGCGCCCGCAGCCGGTGGTGCCCGTCGATGAACCAGCACGCGCCGTCCTCGATGATGCCGATGCACGGCTCCGCGAACACGTCCGGCGTCCGCATGAACCGCTCGACCTTGGCGTCATCGACCTCGCATGCCTTGTTGGCCTCATAGCTCTCGGCAACGTCGAGCTTCCAGACCTTGTGCTTGCCCGCCTTGCAGTCCCGCAGGGCGCGCGTCACGTTCCACGATCCGCGATCGTTGGAGTAAATGAATTCGTCCGCGAGCGGATCGAAATTCGACATCACCAGCGTCTTCATGGCAGCGACCCCCTTATCTGCCGGGCGGTTTCCTCCAGCACGTCGGGCAGCGCCAGCGTCGTCAGCAGGTCAGCCTGACAGGAGAACCCGTTGCCCCGGTTCCCGCCGAACACGATCACGATGACGCCGCCGCCCTCGTCGCCGATGCCAACCCGCTCGCGCACCATGGTGCAGATGTCGTCATACTTCCCCGGTCCTATTGCCATGTATACCAGCCCTCCTTTTCGGGTGAACAGAGCGGCAACCGGCTCCGGTGGCTCCGGTGGAAACTCCGGTGGTTTGTGTCCGGCTCCGGTGGTTTCTGGCGGTTCTGTCCGACGTTTGTTCGCATCCCGTTTTTGGTCCCTGAAACTAAAAACCCCTGATTTCTCAGGGGTTTGAAGTGGTCGGAGCGAGAGGATTTGAACCTCCGACCCCTAGTCTCCCAGATAAGCGGGAGGTTGACAATTGCCCCTGTCAAAATAGGGGTTAGACCGCTTTCAGGGTTCGGCTCCGGTGGTCACTCCGGTGGTTCTTGTGACGCTTTTGCAGCCGCGCCTGCGCCTGCTGCTCGATCGCAGCCGCGACCTTGTCGGCGGCGACGTGCCCGTAAATGTCCATCGTCGTCGTGATCTTCGAATGCCCCAGCGCCTCCTGCACGATCTTCATGCCGTCCGCTGTCGGGATCGAGGCCAGCAGGTTCGACGCGAAGTCGTGCCGAATATCGTGGTAGCGGAACCGCCCCGGTCCCGTCAGCGGCAGACCAGCCGCCTTGCGGATGTTGATCCAGTGCGTCCGCAGGCTCCACTTGGTGATCGGGTAGCGCTTGCCCTTCACCCACTTGATGAACGTGCCGTCAGGTTGCTTGCGGCGCTGCGTGGTCGCCGCCTGATAGGTGAACACCCAGTCGGGGTGGTGGTCCCGCAGGGGCCACAGGATCGCCCTGATGACCGGCGTGATGGCGACGGTCATCGGCTTGTCGCGCTTGCCGGTGATGTGGATGACGCCCGCATCCCAGTCCACCTGCGGCCAGCGCAGCAGGCACTCGGTCTTGCGCTTGCCGGTCGCCCGCGAGAACTGGATCAGCGGATCATAATCGCCATCCTTCACCGTGATGGTCGCCAGATCGAGCCGTTCGCTCTGCGCCTCCGACAGCGGGCGGGCCTGATGCTTGTTCTCGCGCAGGTACAGTTTCTTGAACTCGGGCGCGTTCGGCAGATGCGCCTTGCGCCCCTTGGCGTAGGTGAACAATTTCTTCAATTGCTCGATCGTGTCGTTGACGGTGTAGGCACCGATCGGCTTCTCGCTGGTCGCCTCGTACTCGCCGGTCGGGTCGAGCAATGCACGCGCCGTGTCGAGTTTGTGCTTGCGCCGCCAGTTGAGCAGTTTGGTCGCCTTGTCGTGGTCGATGTCGGTCAGCGGGATGTTCTGCCCGTACTTGTCGGTGAAGAATTTCACCACCAGCGCGACCTTGCTGCGGGTGATACCAGCGCCTTCACCGGAGTGATGGTCGCCGATGTCGGTCATGTAGCAACCCGCCACGTCGATCAGCCGCAGCGAGAATTTCTGCGGGCCTTCGGCGACGATGTCGGCCCTCAGTCCTTTTTCGATTTCATCAGCTTCGCGGCTTGCTTCTCGCTCGCTCGTTTTCTTTGTTGAGCGAGAAAATTTAACACCGTCGATCCAGATGTCGGTTTGGTAGAATTTCGATTTCGGCGTTTTGTAGACGGTCGGCATGTGACCCTTCTCTGCTTGAATGCTGCGATGTCCGCATCTTCGAACCGAAGGCACTCGCGTTTTGTGCCTCGACCCACGTTGATGGGATGCAACTCGCCGTCTTTCACCAGACGGCGAACCTGTTCCAGATCGACCGACAGTTCATCAGCCACCTCCGGCATCGTCTTCAGCTTGTCACCCATCGACGCACCCTATTTTTACTCGAAAATGGCTCGCTCTGCTACCTGCGTAATCCCCCGGATTTCGGGGAAAATCTCACAGCAAGACGTGGCTGTGAGAGATGCACCCTCAGTCCGGTTGCTTGTGGATCGGCCAGCGCCGCATGAAATCGGCGATCAGTATTGCCTCTTGGACCTTGTGGTTCACCTCGCTGCCGCCGACCGTGGGCACGGCTGCGCCCGCCCAGATCGCCCACTTCTCGACCAGATCGGCAGCGTGGCAGTCCTGCCCGCGCAACAGGAACACCGGTTCGTCGTCATGGGCTTTGGCGAGCGGACCTTCCCCGCGTGCCGTCGCCTCGCGCAGTTCTTTCGCCGTGATGGTCATGATCGTTTCCCCGAACATTGCGGGCATAGCCAGAGCCGCCCCTGCGGGGCCTGTCGCTCCAGCCACCCCTTTGTCATCGCCGCCGCGTGGCAACCAACATAGCCAACCGGCGAAGTGAAGACTTCTTCGAAATTCAGACAGCCGTCACAGGACAACGTCAGCGCGATGTCGCGGGGATAATGTCCGCTCGTCTGCGCTGCGATGCCCATGATCATTTCGCCGATCTCACTGCTCGCAACGGCACAACGCCGCTACCCCTCACTGGAACAGACGGGATGGCTTGTTGCGACAGATGCAGCGCAGCCATCTCGACCTTCAGCGTATCGAGGATCGCGCGGGCCACGCTGATGTGCAGCCGCGCCTCCGATGACGATATTTTTTTCTCCTCGATCTGCTTCCAGATGTCGAGCAGTTTGGCGCGGATGTCGGCTGTGTCTTTAAGAGCGGTCGCTGGAATTGGCATCTTTCAATCTCCTGTAAAGTCTTCGGATCAGGTGATCGAGGCTCACGATCTGACGTTCGGCTTGTTCAATTTCCTCGCGCTCGCGCCGCCGCGCCACGCCAACGGCGCGCGCCTCATCGCTCAAGCGAGGACGGCACTCGGAGCAACGTCCGTCATCCCACTCCTGCAACAGCGCGCCGCAACCCGAACAGCAACGATTGCTTTGCATGCCGGGAATTTTAGTCTCTGAAAGAAGTCGCTTCATGCTGCCACTGTCCCGACCTCTTGCAACAGACCGCTGGCGACCAACTGCTGGATGCATTTGAACACGAACTCCACATCATCGCAGCCGACCGATCGCGCTATCGCACGCACTGTCCATCGATGCGCTTCGACCGGCCTTTCATTCGGATGCGGCTTGATCACCGGGGAGCCGTTCAGCATTTTTAGGATGGCCTGCTTCATTTCGATAGTCGCCTGTTCATCGTATCTTTCGTGGAACTCACGTCTTCGCAGCATGTCCAGTTCGTTACCGACGACCCTCGCGTGTTCGATTGTGTCGCGCGCCTCCGCGATTTTTTTCTCCCGCCACGCCAGACTTTGCTCCGCATTCTTCGCGCGCTGTGCCCGTGCCCGCTGCCAGTCATCCTTGCGTTTCCTTTCCGCCTTGGCCTTTCTGACCGCCGCCATGGCCTGCTCTCGCGCCAGCTTTTCTGCCAGCAACTTTGTTTTGATTTCATCCAGTTTCCACTGCGGCACATGATGCCGATCGATCGTCGTGCCGAACTTCGCCTTACGTGGTGGCGCTGCGGCTTCCCATTCCAAGTCTGAAATCAATTCGCGTATTCTGCGGTTCCTGTTGGCTTCCTTCCATTCGGCCTGCTCGCGCGCCAATTCGACGGCGGCAATCGCCCGTTCATGCTTCCGAATTTCGCGGCGCGCGTGCCATGCAGCGGTTCGCGCCTTCCGCAGCTTGCGTTGTTCTGGTGTCTCGACCTCTCGCGGTCGCGGCCCGACCCGGCGCTCGACGCCGGGTGCAATGCTGTAGGGCAGATGCCAGAACTCCAACTCCTCCAGCAGCACCACGCTGGTGTTGGGCAGCGAGCCGTTGGCGATGCCGCGCGCTCGCACATATTCCAGAAACTCATGGTCATCGGCATCAAGGTCGCGTTCCCAGAAGCCGTTGACCACGATGTTGTGGAGATGTTTCGCATACGGCGATCGATAGAATGGGTCCATTGCCCCATTTTCTTTCGCTTCACGCCACCGCCGCGATCTTCGGCTTGCGCGTCCGCTTCTCGCCGTCGAGGATGTTGGCGAACGACTTGATCGCGGTAGCCAGTTCGTTCGCTTCCGCTTTGGTCGTGACCTCCGCGACGATGTTGAGTTTGATCCGCTCGCCGCTGGTATCGACGCGGATGTCAGTGCCCTTTGGAACTTTCACAATAGCTCTCCCTTCGGTTGCTTGAGCCCCCAGATTTTCAGACTGCTCTTGGTCAATGGCGGGTTGCGCTGCGCCTTCATCCGCGCGCGCCACGCTTCATCAGCGGGCTCGCCATCAAGCTGCGCATCGCATCCGCGACCGGCACCGATCAGATGACCGGCGGCGGCCGACATCGCCGCGACCCCATGCAGCAACGTCTGGCGCATTGCGTAGACCATCGGGTGAACGATCAGCCCGCAGGCGTAGCGGTCCCCGTCCGGCTCCAGCGCCGGGCAGCGCCGCTCGATCGGCTCGCCGAACACCCCGGAAGCCAGCGGGCAGAGTTCTTCCATGCAGCATATGCCGCAACCGTTGCAGGGTTGCCCGTGTGGTGATTTCAGGATCATGCGCAGACCTTCCACGTCACGCGCGTGCAGCGCTTGCCCGAATGCGTCGGGTAATTCACCTCATGGACGGCAAGGTCCACCTTGTGAAACATCTCCAGCCGCGTCCGCTCTGCATCGATGTCATCGAGCGAGGCGACCCACAGAAACAGGGACGCCAATTCGAGCAGTTCAACCGAACGCGTGCTGGTCGGCGTCATCGCCCGCGACCTCCGCGCTTCACCGCCTTGATGTTGGTGAGCTTGCCGATCGCCTTGGCTTTGATCCGGGTGTTGGCGTCATCGATCAGGCGCTTGTTCGCCGCCACGCGCGCCTCCCGCTTCGCCCGCAGTTCCGCTTCCTTCGGTCCCATCTTGCCCATGTGCATGCTCCTTGGTTCGTGGTGCTCGCCTGCCGAGAAAAATCTGCACCGTCTCAAGATTGGTGTGCATCATCCGCGCGATCCGTTCCTCTGCCACGCCGCGCCCGAACAATCGCTTGGCGACGGCAATGCGGGCAGCCACCACCTCGCGCTGACGGCTGCGGCCCTCGATCGCTTCCGGGTTCAGCCTGCGCTCGCGCGCCACCTGCGAGATGACCTCGCGCAAGATTGCCCGTGGGGTTCTGATCGTTGCGTCCATCAGGCGATCCCCTTCAGCGACGCGGCGACGTTGGTTTCCTCGTTCTCGATCCGCGTCACAATCAAGAGCAGCTTCAACGCATGCAACTCGATGTCGAGATTGCGGGCATAGCCGGGATCGCTGTGCCATTTGTCGCGGCTGGCTTGGATCGTGGCGATCCGGTTCTCGATTTCGCTGATGCTCGGTCGTTCAATCATTCAATGTCCCCATGCAATAGGCGTCGATGTCGTCGTTGGTCAGTTTGTGCTGGCGCATCAGCGCCAAGAATTCATCCATCGTGATCAGCCCGTCGCCGAACCGGCCAAGGATGTCGTGCAGGCGCTCGCGCTTGGTTGCTCGCGGCTCCGGCTTCTTCACCACTCGCCCCTCATGTGCCGGTGGTACGCCTCGATGTTGGCGCGGACCTCAAGGCACGCGTAGCCGAACGCTCTCCGCATCTCGCAACAGAACTCGGCGACGAATGCCCAGATCAGGATGAACGGCAGCGCCAGCGTTAGCAGCACGCGCATCAGCGGCGTTCCCAGCCGCCGCCGATCTTCCGCTTGAAATCGCTGTCGCGCGAGCCGGGCATGGGCTTGCCCTTGCGCTTCTTTACGCCAAGGTGCTTCGCCCGCACGCGGTTGTTGATTTTTTTCTCCGCCACGTCCGAAGGTGTCTTGATCGTCCGGTCGCAGGCTTCGTGGATCGGCCATAGGTTGTTCTCCCGGTTCTCCCCACCGTTGACGATTGCCTTCCTGTGATCGCAGACCCATCGCTTCACTCTGATCTTGACGGTGCAGATGCCGCACACGCCATGAAACGTCTCAAACACCCTGACTCTGACGTGCGGCGGGACCGGCGTGTCGTCGGTCTTGCCGATCCATTCATCGACCTTGCGGTTCATGTTGCTGGCTTAGCTTCAGCATCTTCTTCAGCATGTCGCTGATCGCGTCGATCTGATCCTCGTTCTCGATCTGCAACGCCAGCAGATTGATGATCACCGTGATGCGCTGGTCGAAGTTGAGCGGCCACAGCACGGCGGTCATCATTTCGAGGCCCAAGCGTTCTCCGAAAGAGACGCCGCCCCACGGTTCTAACGTGCTTTTCATCGTCACCATGTTCGCCTCTTCCGTCAGTGGGCCGTCAGCGCCCCGGCTATCGCGACATAATTGCAGCCAGTCGCGACGATGTCGGTGACGTGCCCGCATTCCTCGCACTTGCCTTGCTCGAAAAAAATGTTCGGCTGCGCCATGGTCTGGCGCGACCGGCAACGCGCGCAGGTGAATTTCTGATGGACGGTGTAGCCTTCGCGCATCTTGATCGCCGCGTCGGCAGCCACCGCGTAGAACTTATGATCCCGCGCCATTGGTCAGGCCCTTGTTGATTTGGGTCTTGCGCATCTCGGCGACGACGCTGCTCACGCGGTTGACCTCGATCTGCGCCGCCTCGCAGATGCCGACGTGAGCGTTGAGGCTTTCGATGTTGCGGTCGGCGCTCTGGATCACCAGCGTTTCGAGTTCATCGAGTTGCGTGCGCAGCGCCTTGATGTCTGACATCACGCCATTGGCAGCGGCCTCGACCGCTGATTTGATCATCTCGCGGCGCTTGTTCAACTCGGTCGGTGCTTCGTCGTCGGCGATGACAATGCTGGTGACGGGCAAAGGGGTGGCGGTCATGACGTTGACTCCTGTTGCTGTTGATTGGTTGCGGCTACTGCGCCGTCACCTTCACTGGGGGCAGCGGAGGGTGACGGCGCAGCCTCACCGGCAGGGGCGGACGCCGCGCCGGATTTCTTGCTATCGACACGCGCCGACCTGATCGCGGCATCGATGTCGGCACTCATGTCGTGGTCGCCGATCGGGCCACGCAGGCGCTCACGCAAACGCGGCGACAGGTCGCTTGGCTGCACCACGTCGGTGAAGCCCTGTTCAATAAGCTCCTCGCGCGTGTAGACGCCCGCGACGATGTCGGTGCAGTACATGCGCGCCCAGTCGCGGCTCATGGCGTAGAACATTTGCAGCGGCGGCTTGCTGTCCCACAGCGGCGAGCCCTTGACCCATGTGATCTTCTCGCCGTTGACCTCCTTGCTGCCGCGACCGGGGTGCAGCTTCGCCAGCGTGAAGTCCTTCTCGGTGCCGGGCGGCGGAAACTGGCGCGGCTCGCTCTCGCCCTTGAACGTCGCGAACACGATGCAGACCAGATCGTCGCCCTCGCCCTGATAGCGCGCCTGCAAGCGTCCCTTGATCGGCGCGTACTTCTCGACCAGCGTGCGGAAATAGCTGCTGTCCCAGCCAATGCGCTGCGTCTTCACGCCGCCCGTGGTCTTCTCGGTGACGAAGCTCATCGCCGCCAGCGTCAGCGGCGAGATGCCAATCTCGGTCGAGCGCAGCATGATCGCCCAGCAGCCGCCGGGGTTGCCTTGCAGCCATGTCGGCAGCAGAGGACCGGCGGTCGCCATCAGCTTCGCGGCTTCCGCCATCTGCATCGCGTTCTCGAACCGCAGCCCGAACTCAGCGACCGGCACCATCGTGGTGCGGTCGGTCAGCACTTTCTCGATCTGACCTTCGGCCAGCATGCGCTTGGTGACGCGACCGTCATCCGGCTCGCGCGACTTCACGCCGGGAATTTCGTCAGCGGTGTGCTGTTCGGTCGGATGACCGCGCATCGTTTCGTCGGTCATGGCTGATACCCCTCGATTGCGAACCGCTTGCCGCGTTTGCCTGTGAGCGTTTCGTTCACGCGCCAGTCGCTGACGTTGACCATCGACGCAATCTCCTGCTCGGTCAGCGCCGGGTTCTGGAGTTTGATGTCGCGGATGGCTTGCTTCACCGTTGGCGTCAGCTTCACCGATGGTTCTGGCGCGCGACGGCTCGGGCGCTGCCGTGGCAGAAACGATCGGATCAGGATCAGCCGGTTGCGCACCGGGTCCGGTAGTTGCGCATAGGTGATCAGGTCGCCAAGCTCGCGATAGGCGCGGCCGATGTCGCTCATGGCACGTCTCCGACCTTTCCGATTTCGGCAAGCCAAGCGCGGGCCTCCTGCTCATGTTCTTCGGCCCATTCGCTGACAGCTTCAGCGACTGCCAAAGGAAGCGGTTCGACATAAACCTGCTGGCTGATGCCGACTTCATTCCAGACGGCGTCGATGTGAAACCAACCGTTCGTCCACTCAGGTTTGTCGCCCTTGCCTGTTGCCAAGACTTCCCCGGTACGATGGTCGGTGAACTCCCATTCGTACTCCTCGTCACCGTCGCTGATTTGGCCGCCATCAACGATGCGCTTGCCCGTGCTTTCAAGCTCTATGATCTTCGCTTCGATACGGATGTTGTCGCTCACAACCGCGCGTAGCGTTTCTTCGACCTGCGCAACGAGAGCCGTACCCAGCATTCTGGCGATGTCATCGCTCATGCCGCCTCCTGCAAATCGTATTTCAGGCGGTCATCGATCTGCTTGCGCTTCCAGTCCGGCAGGTCGATGTACTCGGCATCGTCGCGCCCATCGCCGGGACCGGGCCACTCGCCGGTCTTGAGGCAGTCGGCGATGACGCGACGCGCCACAAGGTTCTGGTTGTGTCCGCGCGCGAGGTCTTCGTCCTTCAGTTGCGTGACCCGCACCGCATAGGGCAGCGCGCTTTCAACCCACACCAGCGTGAAGCTGGTTGCCTCAAGCCCAAGCTCGCGCGCGCCTTCGAGGATCAGCGCGCCCTGCTGGTGATAGGCGTACTCGCAAATGCTGTTCTGGAGTTCGTAACGCATCACCGATTGCGTCGTCTTCAGGTCGGCAAAATCGCCGCTGTCGTTCGGCATCGCGTCGGGCCTGATCTTGATCCACAGCCCGGTCGTCTTGTCGATCCAGAACCCTGATTGCTCCAGCCTGCCGCGCAGGATGCCAGCGAGAAACATCGGATGAACGCTGAGTGTGGCAGCCATGCCCTCAAGCTGTTCGACGTTTTTCTCGGTCAGAACGATCATGTGGTCCCGCTTCCAGCGCTTCACTTGGTCCCTGCCGTCATCGCTGTTCCATGCCTTGCCGCGCCACTTCTCAGGCTTGATCACGAAGCGACTATCGAAGCCCGGTTCGCGCGCGACGATCCAGTGCAGCGCGCTGCCAAGGGCCATCGCTTCGGTTTCCTTCGGCTCGGGCCGTTTCGGATTGAGCGGCGATTTCGCGAACGCATGCGCGGGCGACCCGTTGGTGACATCGCGATGCATCGTTGACGAAATCGACGGCCCTGCGCAGATGTCGGCGCGATGGTACTCATCCAGCGGAATTCCGCTGTAGATGCCGGGCTCCGTGATCTGACTGCCGTCCCATCGAATGCTCTGGATCATCGTCACACCCGGATCGTCTCAACGGCTTCGTCGCGATAGGCATCGATCAGCTTTTTTTCGAGCGCGCTGATCTCCCGCTGCGGTTCATCGTGCGCGTTGTGCTTTTCCGCTGCCGCGATGATGGCAGCGGCAAGGTCGCGGGCGATGTTGGCGATGGTCTTGTCGGACATGGCACAAAGTTCCTCCGAATGGCGCGCGCAGCGCCGTTCGCGGTCAGCAGTTTTTGGTTTTTGAATTTTCGAAACCGCGTGATCGGGAAATCATAAACACGGTTTTGATGGTCTGTCGCGTCAAGGGCTTTACTCTGAGGCCACTTTTTTTTCGAGTACGCGATGTAACGCGCCGTGTCACAAGATCGGCGTAACGCGATGTCACAGCGGCAGATGACATACAGGTCGCGCTAAAGCGCGCCCTGTATCAACATAATAGGTAGTTGTTTTTAAATGCCGCGCGCGCCCGCGCGTAGCATCGATCGTGCCAATCGATTTTTGGAACCGCAAAAATAAATGAAAGTAACGCGCGCGTAACAGAATGTGGCGACATCGAGAATGCGGCGCAGAGTAAAGCGCTTTACTCAAAATGCAGATTTTTCGCCCTAACTTTTTTTTCTGCTTGACCGAACAATTTCGGCGAGAGCAAAAATCTCTGCTGCGAAAATTTTGTCTCGATGCCAGCGTGGATCACATCACGGGTCCGCGCCAATACCTTTCCCCAGCAAGCCAACCGGAGGCCAGCAAATGGCGAACCCAGCAACCGCAAATGAGCCAGCGGCGGAAGACGTTCAAGCTGCCGTGGAAGCTATAGAAAAGCTCGACGGCGACCTGCTGTCAGAGAAGATGGCCTACATGAACCGGTGCAAGATCATCCGCAAAATGAAGGCCGACAAATACGATCACGCCAGTGATCAGGGCATCAGCAAAAAACTGCTGAAAAAGAAAATCAAGGAACGCGATCTGGAACGCAAGATCGAGGGCATCACCGAAGACTTGGAGGATGATGAGCGTTCCGAATACCAGATGTTGACGGAGAAGCTGGGCGAATTTGCCGACACGCCGCTGGGTCAGGCGGCAATGGCGAAGGCTGAAGGCAAGGGCAAGCAGACGCACATGGGGGTGTGAGCCACAATGCCAACCGTGCTTGCCCTCGACCTTGCATCCACATCTGGCTGGGCCGTAGGCGAGCCGGGCGGCAAGCCTCTGCACGGGTCGATAAAATTTGGCGGCACGTCATCGCACGAAGCGACCTTCACGAAGGCGTTCCGGTGGATGACCGACATGATGCAGGAACACAAACCGACGCTGGTGGTGTGGGAAGCGCCGCTCGCCGGGTTCAAGAGCGGCAAGACCACGGTTGACGTGACGACCATCCTGTTCGGGCTACCCGCCGTGGTCGGCACCGTCGCCTATCAATGCGGCGTCTATGACATCCGTAAGGCCGACACCGCCGCCATCCGGCATCACTTCATCGGCTGCAATCCAAAGCGCGCCAAGGCAAAGCCGATGGTGGTCCGGCAATGCTTTGCGATGGGTTGGGAAGTTGCTGACGATAACGAGGCCGATGCGTTGGCGACGTGGTCCTATATGTGCTCGCTGATCGAGCCGAAACTTGCGCTGATGCCAACACCGTTGTTCGGGCGAGGTGCGGCATGAGTGAACCGATTTGGGTCACGCTGACAAACCGCGAAATGATGATGGGAGCAGAGTGCGGGATCATGCGCAACATAGCCTGCATGATCGACGGGCGGGAGCCAGCAAATGGGTTCGATGTCGAGAAGGGTGACGATGCGTGGAAAATTCACATCGAAGGTGCTTGCGGTGAAGTGGGAGCCGCTAAAGTGATGGGTCGTTTCTGGTCGCCGACCGTCAACACCTTCAAGGCTGCCGACATCGGTCTGACAATTCAGGTCAGGACCAGATCGCGGCATCATTACGAACTTTATGTGCGACCGAAGAAAGACAACGAGGACCATGCGTTTATTCTTGTAACCGGGACGGCTCCGCGTTTTGCCGTGCGCGGCTGGCTTATGGCGAAGGATGCGCAGCGTCCAGAGTGGGTGCAGACGTATGGCGGTCGTCCCCCAGCATGGTTCGTCCCGCAGAACGTCCTGCACGACATCCGTGATCTGTGTTTGAAGGCATTGGTGGTCGCGTGAACATGCATGAGCCGCCATCATCGTTTGCTGTGCATATGGCATCGGTCGCCGCCGAATTGCTGGGCGCACCAAACTTGCGACTGTCGAGCGATGTCGAGCGGCGCTATGGCTCACAAGGGTCAGTGTCGATCGATCTGGCGAACGGCACCTTCTATGACCACGAAGCCAAATCAGGCGGCGGTGTGCTCGATCTGATCGCGCGGCACAACGGCTGCGACCACAAGGCTGCCATCGAATGGATGAAGCAGCACGGATACCTCGAACCGGATCGCGAGGAACAACAATTCAACGGCAAGGCGCTGCTCGGCCGCGAGGTGGCGCATTACGACTATGTCAACGAGAACGACGAATTGCTTTTTCAGGTGGTTCGCTTTGAGCCGAAGACATTCCGCCAGCGCCGCAAGCCGCGTCCCGATGATGCGCCCGACAAAATAAAATATGGCTGGGTCTACAGCGTGCGCGACATCGATCAGGTGCCATACCGATTGCCTGAATTGGTGGAGACGATCGCGAACGGAAACACGGTGTTCGTGGTCGAGGGCGAGAAGGACGCCGACAATCTGCACAAGATCGGCGTGCCAGCAACGTGCAACCCCGGCGGCGTCGGCAAATGGCACAACGGGTTGACCGCCTATTTCCAAGACGCCGACGTGGTGATCATTCAGGACAACGATCCGCAGGCGCACAATCCAGAACCACCCAAAGGCGACGGCAAGCTGCGTTTCCATCCTGATGGCAGGCCGGTGCTGCCCGGTCAGGATCATGCGCAGGATGTTGCCAAGCAGGTGCAGCCGATCGCCTCACGCGTGCGCGTCCTCGACCTCGCGCCGCACTGGCCCGACATGCCGCTCAAGGGCGACGTGTCCGACTGGATCAAAGGCGGCGGCACGGCAGATGCCCTGCACGCGCTGGTCGCCAAGACGCCGACATGGGCACCAGCGCCGTTCAAATCCAAGTTTGGCGGGCTGCGCTGGGAGCAGATCGCCACGCTCGGTCATGAGACTGGTTACACATGGCTGATCGAGGACATCATCCCGATGGGAGAAATCAGTCTCGCCTTCGGTGACAGCGGCAGCGGCAAGTCGTTCGGGATATTCGACATGGGCATGTCCTGCGCGCGCGGCCTGAAGTGGAACGGCAAGAACGTCGAACCCGGTCTGGTGATCTATGTCGCGGCAGAAGCTGGCAAGGGTTTCGGCAAGCGCAAGCTCGCCTATTCGATCCAGCACGAACTGCCGCACGGTCAAGCCTTCCCGTTCTATCTCTGCACCAAGCGGCCAGATTTTTTTTCGAGCGACGACGACCTGCTGGCGCTGATGGAAGAAATCGAAGCCATCTGCAAAAGCTACGGCGAACATCTGGTGCTGATCGTCATCGACACGCTCAGTGCGCTCGCGCCCGGCATGAACGAAAACGCCAGCCAAGACGTGTCGATGGTGCGCAAGCGGCTGGTCAGATTGCAGGAGAGGTTCGGCGTTGCGGTGGTGCTTGTGCATCACAAGCCGAAAGGCGGCAGCCAGCCTCGCGGGCATTCATCGCTGACCGCCGACTTCGAAACCACGATCGAGTTTGAGCTTTCCGACAGAAAGACATCGAGCGGCGGCACCGTTCACAAGGCGACCGTGCGCAAGCAGCGCGAAGGAAAGTCGGGCATCAAGTGGGAATTCACCTTGCCCGTGATCGCGGTCGGGCAAAACAAATGGGGCAACACCGAAACATCGTGCGCCGTGGTGCCGTTCGATGTCGGACAGGTGACGCAGCAAAACGGCTACAACCCGACTGCCAACGAACGCCAGTTGATGATTGCGCTGTACGACGCCATCAACGAGCACGGCATGCCGCCGCCGTTCAAGGGACTGCCGAAGGAAATCACCAAGGTGGTCGATGTCATTTTCGTGCGCGACGCCATGCGCGCCAAGATGGTCGATCCCGACATTGACGAAAAAGCCGCCGACAACCGCTTTCGCGCCGCCTTCAAACGCAGCGGCGACAAACTGCGGGATGCGGGCGTCATCGGCATTCAGAAACCGTTCTGGTGGCCGTCAGGCAAGCCGGTCAATGGACTGTGAGGCTGGATGCTAAGGCGCGAGCGCAAGGAGCAGAAGCGGCAGCGGGTGGCGATGAAGCGCTACGTAGCGCTGCGCATGGAGGAGGACATCGAGGCGAGCGTCGCCGCCGTCACGCGCAAGGCCAAACGGATGCGCAAGGCAGCGGAAATAAATCGAGTAAATGGAAAAAACGCGCCGCCTTCAGGCACTTAGAAAACCGCGTAACGGCGTGTAACGCGAAAAGTAACGGAATGAGGCAGCAATGTGGAAAAGGAGGCAACGATGACCGAAACGCAAATCGCATCGCAAACCGCAATGACCCAATTCGAATTCGAGGAGGTCGCCACCCGCGTGGAGGAGAGGTTCGACCGCGTTTATGATCCAGAGAAGGTCGGCAGCGCCTTGGTCGAGAGCCAGATGGAACACAAGTTGGTGTCGAAAGGCTGGTGGCTGGTGATCCAGCGCCTTGGGCTGGCGCTCTGGATCGGCAAGGACAAGCCCGCGATCCAGAGCGGCGACCTGCTGCGCATCAACATCCGAAGGCACGACCTGCCGTAAGAGGTGACGCCATGGTGTTCAAGGTCGAAATCGATTTCTCGGAACTGGAGGCGTATGCGAAGCACGTCGGTGCCGCCGCTGATCAGGTGCCGTTCGCCCTCGCCCTCGCCTTGAACCGCTCTGCCGATGTCACCCGCAGGCTGTTGATTGAGACGACATGGCCGCAGCATGTGCAGTCGCGGAACAAGAGCTTCATCGCTGCATCGCTCACCACCAAGGAAGCGCGCGCCAGCAAACAGTCGCTGGCGGTCGAGATATACGACAAGCTCGATCGCGGTAACCTTGTGATGCAGGCGCTTGGCGGCACACGGGCACCGATGGGCGGATCAAACCTCGCCGTGCCATCCAGCGGCGTGCCAAAGACCTCACGCGGCGTCACCGCCTCACTGCGGCCCAAGAACCTTCAGCCGACCAAGTCCTTCAGGCGTGGTGACGTTCTCTATGCGAAGGACCGCAAGGGCAAGCTGCGCCTGCTCTACGTGCTGAAGCACCAAACCAAGATACCGAAGCGCGTCCCGTTTTATGAGGACTATGCAGCGTCGATGCGCCGAGAACTGTTGCGCACCATCCCGCTCGCCGTCCAACAGGCAATGTCAACGCGACGCTGAGACGATCAGGGAGAAGCGCAATGCCGAAGGGCGCAGATCATGTGCGGGGAGCGAGCGCACGCACCACGGAGCCCCGCATCGCGTCTGAAGGGGTCTGGAAAGAAATGACCCGCATCGGATTTGGGGTCCTTTGGTGGGCGCAGCCGGATGGGGGGACCGCGCGAT